TGTTCTTTGCTGGGGCTTGTAAGGTTTCAGGGGTAGCCAACGATGTATGTGGCATTCGGTTTGCCCCAACACCGATAATCACACCACGTTGATTTACTACAATCGCACCATTACGTGTATTCGGGTCGTCGCTAAAGTTTTTCGCTTGCTGGTAACAAAGCTTTAACATGTCCCGACAATCCATGGGACTAATCGCTTGACCTACTACATCAATCATTTCTGGTACACTCATTATTGCCTTTCGACTTCTATTTTGGAGCCGGTGAAGGGACTTGAACCCTTAACATCCAATTTACAAAACTGGTACTCTACCAATTGAGTTACACCGGCCAATAATACTTTCTACAATACTTACATCCTCACCCACTATTTCACCCTTGACAGTATAAGCAAATCACCATTACTGTAGCATTATCTATCATCCTTTGCAATGATATAAACAAACTCTAGCCCCTCGCCATATTTGCTAGCATCTTCAAGTTCGAGGTCTATAACCGTTCCATAGCTACAACCAACTTCAACCCTCATGTCCGCGCCCTCAGGGAAATTCTTAAGCCGTTCCATCAGTTCCTTGACTGTCATGTTAGCTTCTCCCCATATAAAAAAAGTTCTCTCAATACAGCAACAGTCATTGCTCTGATGCCTTTCGTACAATAAAGACCACTTCCCTTTAATAAATTACACACCCATCTACCCACAACTATCCAATGACAGTAAGACCTTAACCTCAGAGGCTGGACTAAAATTCCACCAATACCTTAATCAATTCTGATACGGTCATTCTGGATCTGGTGCCTCATAAAAAGCGGTTATCAATACATCTGTTTCTGCCCCATCTGGAATCTCTTGGGCTCCGACTACGTCACCCCATTGACTACCATTAACTTGAGCTACTACTGGCAAGTTAGCCGTTAAAGCTTCCAGGTCAGTAATAACATCTGACACAGATGATTTTGATGTGTCACCGTTAGCACTGATACGTGCTTCCGTTGGGGTCTCGGCTGGATATTCCTCAATAGTAAGATCGTAATCAAAGTCACCCCCGTCAATTTGAACACACACGTCCAAATTAGCGGTATATAGGGCTAAACAATCCAGCAAATCTTGAACTGTCATTAGATTTTCTCCAACTTCAAACGTAGTTTGTTAGGTGTTACCATTTCCAGTAACTTTTGCACCGTCATCCCCATAATGTCTTCAGGGGATAGATCACCACCAACTTTCAAAATCTCATATGATGCACTTACAGCCTGGAGGGCTATTGTATCGGACCATTTCTTCTTACCAATACCTAACACTTCTGATTCCTCCACTCCCGTTATTTGTTTTTCGACTACTTCAGCGTTGCGACTTACAGCCTGGTGGGCTGTTGGGTCGGACCATTTTTTATCACCAATATCGAATCCTTCTGATTCCTCCACTTCCACTATGGGTTTTTCAACTACTTTAGCTTTGCTACTCATCTATCACCTTTCTTATGTCTACACCCTATGAAATCTTCCTCATTCCATTCATCCTTTGTTTGGTCAGTGAAGTTCTCAAGCATAATATGATCGCCGAGTATCTCAGCCCCATGCTGAATTACTGGAACCAAGTATTCTTGGTCATTAGATATGGCTCGTTCAATGCAGACCGCCTCTGGCGTTTGTATGACCATGTATTCTAAGATCCAAGAACAATCAGAAGTAGGAAGCCAAAACTGTCGAGCTTCCCTTGTCAGACTGATGGAGTCAAAGATTACAGTGTCATGACCTGCAAAGAATAGGGCTCGTACCATGGAACGCGCAGTTACCATAATTTGCTGCTCACCCGGTGGCCACCACAATTTCCCAAAAATCGAAAGCCGCAGAGCATCGGACGCAACAATAGGACAACCTTGCTTCAGGGCCCAAGTTGACTTTCCACTACGTGGTAGACCAATAGTTAAGATCAACTTATTCATGGATTCCATCCAGACCGTCCCGAGCCGCCATTACTCGGGACGGCCCTGCTTAAATTAAAAGAAGCATACCTTTATTCTACACCCTTAAGCGCAGCCGCAACAGTGTTCACATCGCCACCCATCCGTAGAGACTTCACAGCCTCACTGGAGCAACCATATGCTGAGCGTGTACCAAACCAACTGTCAGTATACTGCTTGGTAAATGATGGTGCGACACCAATAGCACCACCCGCCAATACAGCATCCTGATTTGCCGACAGAAAGATAAAGTCCCAATTGTACACATTAGTCTGATGCTGCACTTTATCTTTGCATACCTGAAACCCACCAGGGCGAGGATATTCTTTACTGGAGTTCTCTTCACCATCTGTTAAGATAACAAAGATTACCTTGTCTGGCCTATCGGCCTCGGGGGTGGTATGCAATCGCTCACCCACTTCGTCAATTGCACGAATAATCGCATCAAGCATTGCTGTCCAGCCGCGTGGGCGATAAGTCTCCGGTGTCAAAGGTTTAACATCCTGGAGTGGTACGCCATTATAGACAATTTCATAGTCTGTTGAAAATTGGATCAGCGTTAACTTGGCTTCACCCTCACAAGTTTTTTGGTCTTCCACGAAAGAATTGAAACCACCCATCGCAGCTTCACATACTCTCTGCATTGACCCTGAACGGTCCATTACTACTACAATTTCCGTCTTCATTCAATTCACCTTTTAGATTAAATTTTGTCCCCGTAATTCGATGCGGGCTTGTGCTGCCGCAATCGTCGTCGGAGTTACGATATCCTCAACTATGCCTTCCTCCTCGGGGGTTAATTGATGCCGCAACCACATAATTGCAATATTTAATGCGCCCCCATAATTCTCAAGCATTGATTCAACAGTAACGTAACTCATTACAATACCTCAACTGTTATACGTAACTTCGTACCTTCACGAAGCAAATCCGGCTCACCCTTGGCGGGCCGTAAACCTTGCGCACGAAGTTCGTCTAACTTCGCAAACATTGCGTCAAATTCCCCCTCGTTAGGGAATCCAAGTTCCTGAGCGATTTTGCTTTCCAGCCGTTCACACTCACACCCCTCCGATACCGAAGGATCATCATCGACTATTGGTGGGGCATTAAGGATTACCTGTCTCGGGTTATAATGACCTGTAAAATAGGCCAGCGTCACATCACCTTCAATAACAAACTTTGTCGTTTCAGCCATCTTATTCCTTCTCCTCTGCGTCAGGACTAGCTTAACATGGACACGATAAGTTGCGGGGGAAGGATTTGAACCTCCGACCTTCGGCGTATGAGACCGACAAGCTAACCACTGCTCCACCCCGCTATAAATCGAAATGGTGGGAGAGGGATTTGAACCCTCGACCTGCGACTTATGAGGCCGCCGAGCTAACCACTGCTCTATCCCACTCTATATGGAAAAGAGAGGAACTGGCGATTAAACCAGTTCCTCGGAGCAACAACAAGACAAATGTATCTTCCTTCCCCATTTGTCCACCCTCACCAATGCTCCCTTACTTGACGCCGTCACCCATGTGCAGAAGAGGCAAGGGCATCGACGAATTGCCGTCCATGAAGTACATCTTCGAGGCCGGGTCCTTAGAAATCTCACTAAGAGTCTTCAAGGCTTCCAACTGGATGTACGCAGGACTATTTGCTACAGCATTATTGATCGCTTCGATCTCATAAGCCTGTGCGTCTGCAAGAATCCTAACCTGTTCAGCTTCCTCGGTAGCAGCCGCCTTCTCAGCAGCAGCTTGAACAGCCTTCTGCTCCATCTCGGTCTTAAACCGGAGGAGTTCTGCCTTTTGCTGTTCGGCCAACTGCTCACGTACCTTCTTATTCTTGATCGCATCCCGAATATGGCCAGGCAACTCAATATTGCGAATCAAGACCGACGTAATCGTGGCATACTTGCCAACCTTGGCCTGAAGACGAGTCTGAAGATTTGCCTGCATCGTTGCCTGAATAGTTTCGTTAAACAGTTCCTCACAACGCACGACAGCTTTACCTTCGGAACGCAACTGTGAACGCAAATTTGGCGCGAGCTTCACATTCACAATGTCCTCAGCCAACCCTACATCGGACTTCGCGGCCGGACAGGATGTTGGATTGATCCGATAGATCACACTAACGTCGATAAACGAAGTTTGCTGATCCTTAGTAGGAATCGGCACCTTCGGAACATCCAAGTTCTTTTCCCGAATATCATATTCGGACCACGCATATAATGGATTCACAGGGAACTGTAGCCCTTCAGTGTAAACATCATCGACCACGTTACCGAACAACGAGGCCACAGCCACATGCCCAGCATCAACAGTCTTGAAGCAGTTCATACCGAAAATCAAAAGAAACAACGTCACAACACCAACCACACACAGAAGTACAGTGGACTTCATACGCATCACATAATCTCCAAAAAACGAGAAACAAAAAGTTAAGCAGGAACATCCGGCTAAAAAGGTTTAGTTAATAATTGGGGCGAGGGGTTACCTCGCCCCTAATCGTATCCTCATTAACGAGCCCGTCCGCCCGTTACATCTTCAGTTACACGTTCCACCCCAGATCCTTCACGGGCGAGGAAGCGATTGACCTCTTCCAAGATCACTTCCTGTGCAGGAAGGTTATCAAACGGTGTTGAGCAACGATGCACAACGATAACGTGCCAACCATAAGTTTTCTTCTGTGTATACTTGACACCAAGCGTACACATTTCCGGCCCATGGGCTTCAACCATCTTGCCCGTTTGCTCAGTTTGTTTAGCGGCCCCACCCTCTGAAATGGGACAATACGGCATAATGCTGCGAGAGGAAATCCGGCCAGAGGCATTGCCACAGAAGAGTTCATAGAACTTCCCGGTGCTCCGCTCAAAGACCAAAAAGGTCGGGCCATACATACAGCCTGAGTCCTTCTCCTGTGCAGCAGCTTGGATACGCTGAAACTCCTCAGAGCAGGGGTCATATACCTCAATAATGGCGTCTCGATCACTGGTATCGAGCGCCTTAGGACGCCACGCGAAGGGAATAACATCCACTTCGTCACCAAGATCAACCACCTCGTCTTCACCTTGTGGTACTCCATATCGACCGGAACCAATGATTCCCTTGTCAATCATACGACCCTTTGTATAAAGTTGAATACGTTGCAGAAAGTCCGAACTCTTGGTCAAACTCTCAAAAACGTCCAATCCTATATCGCAACTCGGAAGTTGTTCACCTTGCCAAACTTGAAGTTCATCACTCATGTCTCATACCTCAATCTTACATTACTTTTCTTGGTTTGTCAAATCAAATCCACAATTTTCTAACTCTTGCAACTTTCGTCTATCGATTCGTCTCCTTTTTGCATCAATTTTAGGCTTGTCCAGCATCCCTGCGTAACGTCTCGTCTGTTCCTTTACCCCTTTTGGGTCCATGTGTAGACACCATTGTACGGCTTTTTGCCATGCTTCAATAGGTGTCCAATCCTCATTAACCAAATACATGGCACCTTCCTCACAATGCTCCATCTCATTTACTAAATCTCGCATTGTTCTAAGATAAGGATGCGGTGTATACTGGGTTTCATAAAACCGCTTCATCGTTCCTTGACGTTTGGCCTCCTTGAAATCCTTGATTGCCCGTCTCGCTAACGGCGAGAAGTCCTGGTATGTCAACAACTTAGCTTGTGAAAAGAATTGTTCCTGCCAAGACTGTGGAATCTTGGATAACAGTCGTGCCGATTTTACCGGTATTTCACCCCGGTTGACACTTTTCTTTATCACCGGCAAAAGCCGATTCAGATTCAGGGTTTCTCGAATCCACAGTAATTCCTTCTTTAAGCGGCCTGCAAGCGTCACCAGCGTCATCTCTGGATCTGACTTCAGTATTCTATCCAGATGTTCTGCGTACTCACAGGGCTTCGTAACAGGCCGTATGGCGTTTGCTGCAATCTGAAGGAATAATACGTCCGTGTCTTCGTCTATATTCTTAACAATACAGGGCACCATCTCTAGCTTGAGATGCCGGGCCACCGTATACCGCCATAACCCGTCTATAAGTTCATACTTGCCAGGGGTCTTCTTTGACGGCCGCACGCTGACTGAATTCAAAAACCCAACATCTTGCATTGAGTAATACATCTCCAAGTAGTCAAGTGAACCTGTGTCCACAAGCCTCATTAGAATCGTTGGTTCAACGATATCCTGAATCGGGATGTTCTTGACTTCGTCGTGCATATCACTGTCCTTCTTATACTCCTATCGGAAAAAACGGCTTAAATCGAGAAAAAATTCGGAGAACTACATGGATTGCAACAAATCCGGCGCACTACCCCTCCGGTGAGGGAATGTCGAGTGAATTAGTTAGTTACACTGTCCCAAACCCTTATTATATATAGACTATTTTTTACTAAATAATAGCTTTGAGAATTTATCTCTTGAAAAAAATAACACTAACTTCCTAACTACAAAACCACTTTGAGTCGAGAAAACAAGAGGTTTGGGCGAGTTAAAAACGAGTTAGCACCTGATTCAAAACTAACTAAAATCGCCGATTTCGCGAATCATTCAGTGTAGTCAATTTGACTACAGTTTCGGGCGGGCTACAACGCCGATGCAACTATTCTTGCAATCCATGTAGTTTTCGGAATTTCTCAGAAAAAATTCAGCGAATTTTGAGTTATTTTTCAATGATTCAATTCATCAAAAAGTGTCATCATTTTGATTCAATTGTAGAAGATTGCCACTTTTGTTGCAATCCATGTAGTTCGTGGAATTTTCTCTCGATTAGAGACGATATTTCCGATAGGAGTATAAGAAGGACCGGTCGGTGCGCCGGGACATAACCAGCATGAGACTATTATGGACACAATTCAAGAAGAAATCTGGCAAGACATTGAAGTTGTCGCCCGCTTAAATATGGACCTAGATGAACGATGGCGAGATATTCCTGGGTATGAAGACTATTATGCTGTCTCCAATCTCGGTCGCGTTCGTTCGATAGGTGGAAGGAAGTATAGGCGAAAAGATTTAATCTTGTCAGCTATACCTAACAATATTTATGGGCATCTCTCAGTGAATTTGTACAAAAGAGGTACACGAAGAACTTTTACGGTTCATAGGCTTGTAGCAGCGGCGTGGATTGGTCCGTGCCCCGATGGTCAGCAAGTTCGCCATGGGTCTAATGGTAAATTGGACAATTCTATATCTAACCTTTGTTATGGTACTAAAAGTCAAGACCAACTTGATAGGCGTAGGGATGGTACCTATAATGGCAGACATGTTAGACGTAGCGATGGTGTTGAATTTATCAATATGACTCTTGCGGCCAAAGAAACAGGTTGTCAAGTTCAAAGTATCTGGGGTACTTGTAATGGACGACAACACACTGGGGGTGGTTATGGATGGGAGTATGTTAATGAAGAGAAGTAGAGGAGAGGTTCACTAATGCCGAATTATCCAATTGTAACAACAGCAATTGAGAAGTTTTTACAACACACGAAGAATCAATACAATGCAGATTTAGTCAACTTATATTCACGAGCAATGGAAACGCAGGTGAATGTACATCCTGGAGACGGGACTTTAAGCACGGACGCTCGAAACGTATATACGAATGGCACCGTGCAATGGTTCAACTTCCGTGTGCCTAAGAAGGCCATGAGTGTTCCAGAGCACAATGATTGGAAGATCAAATGGCCATTGGAACTCTATGCGGACGGTATCGGGATGACTGGTTGGGACTGGGAACATCGAATTTCACGATGGGTTGCGTATGACTTTGACAATATTACTGAACACGCCAAGGGTATCGGTATTGAAGAGAATGACCTGATTGAGGTTGCAGAGAAAGCAAAGCAGATTCCTTGGATTCAAGTAAGAAAGTCTACTGGTGGTGGTGGATTGCACTTGTACGTGTATCTCAATAATGCCAAGCCACCTGCCACACAAAACCACAACGAGCACGCTGCTTTAGCACGAGCCATTCTTGGAATGATGTCGGCTGAAGCTGGGTTCGATTTCCAGTCAAGACTGGATGTTTGTGGAAGCAACATGTGGATTTGGCACACCAAAATATCAGAGACCAATGAAGGTCTCAAAGTAATCAAGCAACATGAATATGAGTTGGTTGATTACCCTCTCAACTGGAAAGATCACTTACCAGTTATCACACGCAAGAGACAGCGTGTCAGTTTATCCGGTGTCGAAACAGCGGATGAACCTTCTTTCAACACATTGTCTAATGCTCGAAAGCGTGAACCATTGGATGATATTCATAAAGCTATGATCGAGTTTGTTGAGAGTGGTCATACAGATTATATAGCTATTTGGAACCCAGATCATCATTGTCTCCAGACACATACGTGTGCTTTGGTAGATTATGCAATTTTCCGAAAGTCTCGGAATGATCCTATTCGTGGTTTCTTTACTACGTCTAGTAGAGGTGGGGATAAGCAAAAACCTAATTGTTTTTGTTTTCCGATGGAAAATGGGGCTTGGAAAGTTGTTCGGTTTGGTCGAGGTGTTGCTGAATCAAATACTTGGCAACATGATAAAGAGAACTGGACATGGTGTTTCTTTAATCGTGTTCCCGACCTTGCGATGGCGTCCTTTGCATGTGATGCTATTGAATCTACAGGTCGTGGATACGAATTTGAGAATATTAAGGCAGCCCAAGAAGCTATCGGGCATCTTGGATCTAGATTAAAATTACCTGATGCTTTTGAAGATCGAAAAATTGCATTCAAGTCTCATAAAGATGGCCGCCTGATTGCTACCATGCCTCAAATGGAGAATGATACTGAATCCGAGATGCGGATGAATGGTTGGATTTTGGAGAAGGGTAAGAAGTGGGAGCAAATCTATAACGTACAAACTCGAATCAAAGATACGAGTGCTGTTGCACCCGAGTTAGATGATGTAGATGGTGAAGTACGTGCCATCAATACACCTAATAACGAGAGTGCAGGGTATATGTTAAAACATATTTCAGGGGAATGGATTCATACACCTATGAATGTGGCTAAGAATTACCTAAAATCTCGTAGGTACAAGTCAGAGGAGGCTGATAGGATTTTAGGTGACAGTTCATATCGAGCTTGGACTAAAATCAATATCCCATTTGGGCCGGAATATCCTGGCAATCGAGAATGGAATAAAGACGCCGCACAACTGCGGTACACGCCAACCGATGTGGAACCTGCTGAGATCAAACATCCACATTGGGATAGAGTCATGGCACACTGTGGTCGAGACTTGGACACTCAGATTAAGGCTTCGCCTTGGGCTAAGAAGCATGGTATCCTTTCTGGACGAGACTTTCTTATCATGTGGATAGCGTGCATGATTCGAGAACCTTACGAGCCATTACCTTATCTGTTCTTCTTTGGGAATCAGAATTGTGGTAAGTCAATCTTTCGTGAGGCTATTGAATTATTGTGTACTAAAGGCTGTGTTCAAGCGGATCAAGCCTTGCAAAATGCCTCAGGGTTTAATGGGGAACTATATGAAGCTGTGTTATGTTACGTTGAGGAAGTAGACCTCTCTAAAGCAGGCTCGACCGCTTACAATCGGATCAAAGAGTTTGTGACAAACGACCAGATTTCAGTTCACATGAAATTCATGCAGCCGTTTATGGCCCCGAATACCACACACTGGTGTCAAATGGCTAACTCTCGGGATAGTCTTCCCATCTTCCCTAACGACACCCGTATCATTATTATGCACGTTGCCGATTTGATGGAAGAAATTCCGAAGAGACTTTTGTTAACACGTTTGAAGGAAGAAGCTCCTCATTTTATGAGGACACTAATAGACTTACAGATTCCGCCGACTACTGGGCGGTTACGTTTGCCGATTATTACAACGAGTAGTAAAGAAGCGGCAGAAGAGGCAGGACGGGATGCATTGGAAGTCTTCCTGGAAGACAATACTCATCATATCCCAGGTGCTAAGATTGAGTTCAAAGAATTCTATATGCGATTCCATGACTCATTGCAAGGTTGGGAAAAGACGTTTTGGCCAAAGCGGAAAGTGGCTGCAAACATGCCACCTGAATACCCAATTGGGACTAGTTCAGGTAACAAGCGATTCGTTGGGAATCTTAGTTGGGACAATACACCTTCTAAAACACCACGTCTATTTCTCCAGGACAAAAAGTTGATTTATGTGGGGGAGAAAGAATGAAACGTCGGAGGCGGCGGGCGATGATTACACAAACAAGAACTGAAGAGGTTGAAGATATGTCGGGTGATAATGGTGAAAGCAAATTCAAAGACTCAGGGACTCGTTCAGAATTTGGGACGGGGGCTGTTAGGGATACTCAAGAGGGAAAAGGACGGATGGATTTACTGCCAACCAGAGCCTTGTTTGAAGTAGCCAAAGTATTTGAGGAAGGTGCCAAGAAATACGCCTCTAGGAACTGGGAGAAGGGTATTCCATTATCTCGATTCTTTGACAGTAGTATGCGGCATGCCTATAAGTACCTGCGTGGGGATCGTGATGAGCCACATGATGCAATGGCCTGTTGGAATTTCCTATGTCTTATTGAGACACGGATGCGGATTGAGGAAGGGTTGTTACCCGAAACATTAAATGATCTACCTTTCAACCCACTGGATATAAAATCCAATCCGCTGGGAATCAAGGAATCCTATCCTGATGATTCAGAGAGAAGTGGATTGATTCAACTGGTAGATATGGTCATGGAGGAGATTGGTAATGGAGGATAAACTCCAGGATGATGAGAGACAGTTTATAGCGGGCGGGTTTGCAGACTTATTACTTCATTTGATTGAGTCACCATCTCCTATTATCATAGGAGGTGGATACCAGCGTGATAAACTCGTAGCTGCTTTCAATGAATGGGCAGCCGAAAGAAACTTCAATACACAACAAGGTAATCTGCAATCTTGGAGACGAGCTTGCAAGATGAACAAATTAGGAGACCCTGAATGACGGTTATGAAATATGAAGCTGAAAGAACTCTATACCCACAACACCCAACTTGGGATGATATATTAGGACATTGTGGGCGAGACTTGGATAATTTGTTGAGTGAGAATGGGTTGGAAGACTATGATATTTTTACAGGACAAGATTACCTTACATCCTGGATAGCGAGTATGATTCGTAATCCTGAAACACCTCTTCCATATTTATTTTTCTACGGAAATCAGAATTGTGGAAAATCAACATTTCGTGAGGCTGTGGATATTCTTTTCAAAACTAGCAGTGTTCAAGCAGACCATGCTATCTATAATAAGATAGGCTGTAATGAAGAATTAGAAGGTGCAGTTTTTTGTTACCTCGAAGAATTGTGCGATTGTGTATCTGATCGTGCTAACGCAGAACGACTTGAGAGATACGTAAGAGGGTCACAGCTTTTAATTCATAACAGGGATTCGGATGAATATACAGTACCCAATTTAACACATTGGTGTCACATGGCAAACCAGCGAAAGAGTTGCCCTTACTTAGGTGGTTATCCTACAACTATCATACGAGTGTTTGATTTAGAATATGAGATGCCTAAACGGAAGCTATTACAAGCTCTCAAAAATGAAGCTCCTCATTTTATGAGAACAATAATGAATTTTCAACTTCCATTATCTTTACCGGTTCTTGAGACAGGGAGATAAGATGACAACACAATATCCAGGATTTATTCATCTCAATGGGAATCTCATGTGTGCGATCGATGTTGAAACGACGGGTCGAGAACCTGGATTTCACGAGATCGTTCAGATTGGTATTCAACCACTCGACGCTGATTTACAACCTTCTACGGATGTTCGACCGTTCTATACGACGATCAAACCAGAACACCCTGATCGGGCTGAGACTGCAGCATCGGCTGTGCATCGGTTGGAATACACTGATTTAATGCACGCTCCCGATAAATGGAAAGTTGCCGATCTACTCGACGACTGGTTCCAGCGACTTGATTTGCCGTTCCGAAAGAGCATTATGCCATTGGCGCATAACTGGGCTTTTGAGGCGGGATTTTTGAAGGCGTGGCTCGGGCTTGAATCGTTCGGACACTTCTTTCATCCGCATCCAAGAGACTCGATGCTCTTTGCATTGAGTCTTAATGACAGAATTGCGATGAGGGGCGGAGATGTGTATTTCAATTACGTTGGACTTTCACGCTTGTGTAAGTATTTTAAGATACGAAATGAAAATCCTCACGATGCTTTAAGTGATGCACGCGCGGAAGCGGCTGTCTATAGAGCTTTGCTGTTAATGTTTCTGGATGATTGATGAAATCATCACCAAGTACGTGAGATTTTTGCCTTAGATGCGCAAGGAAAAAGCCAAACTGCTTTGAATAAGCAGAATTGTTAAGCTATATCCTGACAAGGATTCCAAGCCTCGTGTGTACAGATGGCCTTAGTCAGATTACAGACTAAATGTACCCCTGTGCTTCCACACCCACGCTGATAAAGATGTGTGGTTCTATGTACACATGGTGGGAATATTGGGACAAATTTCCAAGCGTCCGGACTAGCTTGGATATTACTCTTTCTCTTGAACCCCCGTATATCTGGCGGGGGTTCTTTTCCTTTTTGGGTATAGTGAACTTCACCATTTGGTAATAGACGAGGCTTCATTAAATAAACTCCGCATTATCTAGATTTAAGACCCAAGCATGCCATTTTTCATTGGTTGATATGCCTGATTCAATATATGAATACAAATTATAGCTTTCTGAAATAGATCGAATGCTTGTATACTGAAATGGGGCGCTAATCAAGTGTGGTAAATAACAAGTTCCATCATCATCAATATCAATCTCATAAATAACTGTATAACCCCAAGATCCATATTGAGGGTATAGAGGTGCATATTGAATCAAGTCTTCTTGACTGTCTTCAGAGGTACAAGAAATATTCAAATCCCTCCTATAGGCTTGTGCAATCCATTGTAATTTAGCACCGTGAATAAGGTTGGGTTCAAAAATTTGTGCTAAACCTTGTACATTAGTCTCAAGTCGTGTAGTGTATGTACTCATAATGATATTGGGGCCGCCTATGGGTACGTGGGTAACTTGAGTTTCATAAAGGCCATCCATCCAGGATCTATAACCGGTGCTTATAGTTTCATAATTGTCATACAAATCAGTTCTATAAAAATATGGAAAGTGACGAGGACTCCAATGGACAGATTTCATAATGTCCTGTGTCATAGTTTTATTGATACGATTGTTTTCTGTTATTTCGGGAGCTGGTAGAGGTATAACACCAGGGGCTGAAATGCCAGGTGGTAATGATGCATAACTTGAAGGATGAGATGCATTCCAAATTTGATTATTATTATATTGAAATGTATTAAGTTGGTTATTTGTAAAAGGGTTATAGCCTAGCATATTAAATGCTGGTGTTATCCATTCACGTTCATCTTCTAATGATGTTGTTAGACTAAGACCAATAGGAGTTAACCATGTCTTAGTCCATTTATATCGATACCAATGTAATCGATCGTGAAAGGCTTGTGGGAGTCCTTTTGGTATATGATTCCCATATGCATGATCTCTATATTCAATAAGAGCCCTTGTTAGTATATTCCAACGCTCTCTAGTGAATGGTACTGACATTATTCATCCCCAAATTGATTCATATTTTGCATTCCAAAGAGCATTCGTACTGTCGTGTGACTGAAATCAGAAACAGCACAACGATGTACATAAACTCCAAATTGACGGAGATGTTTTCTGCACATCTCTGTCAATTCTTTTTCTACTTGTTCAGTCAGTTCGTCACGGAGGTCACTGTAGTCCCATTGACTTACAACTCCGACTATCGCGGCTTTGGTAATATCATTCACAGTGGAATCAACATCCCAATTTCGCTCGCCGATTGCTTGTACAACATCATTGATTGAATACACAATCAGTGATCCTACAGCAACCGCTACACCGTCTCGTGTTTCTACCGCTTGTGGCGTCGGTAGATCATGTGTTTGACGGGCCGTGACGATAACTTCTATCTCTGTCGTGAATGGCCAATACCAGTGCCATCCAGGTTTCATTTCACGAGCTTTTTTTCCGAATCGCCATTTGACACCGCCGTGTGTAGCACGGACAATGACCGGCCTCGGGATGAAGCTCAAGAGCCCATTGAATATCTCAGACAGCCATGCAAAAGCTTCCAATTTTCACCTCGCCAAAAGTGATTAGTCGTCATCGTATATATAAGCTAATCCGGCTCCATAAATACCTAAATCTGTATCATACTGGAATATAAATTGACGACCATCTTCCGCACCATCACCAGCCCAAGAGGCGTCCGTTCTTGCATGGAGATGGTTACCAGATTTATCATAGGCCGCATCAATTTTAGAGAAAAAGGTATCCAGAGTCGTTGTTAAACCTGTTTCACTATCATAAATTAGTGTGTCATGTAAATCAATTCGTGTAATTCCACCCTGTGTTGCTGATACAGGGTCAGGTGTACTAAATTCGGTAATATCAGTTAGATAAGGGCCGGGATTTGCTACTGATAAAATAGGCGCAGCAGTAATTACTGGAGAACCGGCACTACTATCGTTACTATCTGAGGGTGTAGGGTTACCTCTATCATTGTAACGTCGAGAACCCATATTGAAGGAATCACCAATAGTATATTCAATACGATTAACACGATCTTCTAACTCTACTGAACCTAATGTCCCGTTGGCTGATTTGTTATTACCCCACCCACCATCATATCCAGCTTCGATTTCTTCAGATGTTGGGAAAGTCAATGTTGAATCTACATCGGCTGGATACGCAAAATCATATTGTTCCATCTGCCCCGCTTTAACACCTGTCCAACATTGAAATTGAATACTACGATCTGCTGAATTATAGCTTGCTTCTTCAACTAAAGCGACAATAGGTCCATTGGCAATATATTGAAATGGTACTGAAAAATCTAATGTTACACCGTCTTGAGTTTCAACACCCAAGAGTTTAAGGGGTGTTGTAAATCGAGCAATCTTCCATGTGTTAGCATAGCGAATCATCCAAAATGTAGCACTTTTAAGCACTAAATCTAGTTTTGTATAGATAAAAAAATCATAGGTTGATTCATGGATACCGTACTTGGCAACATTATGCCGAAGAATTGCACGATTAGGTTTCTCTTGAACACCTGTAGCCCACCAATTACAAACCATTTTAGTTGTAAGATTCTCGGTAGCCGTGTGGTCAAGCTCAAAACTTCCTACGTCAATTTCAGATTCAGTAATAGTTGCGACAGATGTTGGAATTTCCGGTAAATAGGTAAGAAAGAACACATCATTGATTAACCGAATACTACAACGAGCCTGCCAAGCTACGTCATGGAGAAAATCCATTACGTTGAATTTTTCCGCAATAGAAAAATGGCTTGGATAGTCTGCAAGTCGAGTTTCAACATGATCGAAACTAGTAGTATCATAACTAAATTCAGTGTAGTTATCAATAACCCATTTCAAGATATCAACAGTGTTAGGTCCTACACTAGAAGTAAATGTGACGTAAAGTTCATCACTATAACCAACATCTACTTCCTTAGATAATGCATCAGTTATATCCAAAGTTACAGCCCCAACCGGTCCGAAATCCCTCCAGGATTGGGACCATTTATTTGATGGTACTTCAGCTAAAAATTTCTGACCTTCACGTTGAAGTAAAGTGCTTACATTATGAATAGTACCTGGGACAAGACTCACAATGTATTGTTGAGGTTCATTCGTAACTAAGTATACATTACTACCGGGATTTTCATAGTAGTAACCCCAGTCATTATCGCCTTTAATCCATGCAGTGGGTTGCCACGCAGGGTTGCCATCATCTGGACCACGATATGTTTCCCAACCCCCGGTGTAGGAATAAGAGGTATAGAATCCATCACAGTAAGGTAATATTGCTGTAGAGTCTTGAATCAACTTTGGGTGCGTCATACTAGTGATAATGAAATCCGAACCAGATTTATATCCTGTGAAATATATTTCCCCTACTCGAACATCTACAGTACCACTAGGAAAGTCGTCCGCATTAAACATCCTAAAAGACGATACTACAGTAGCTAATTGCTCACGATATTTTTCTTCTAGTTCATTGTATTCTCGTTGACGATTTTGCCATGATTCTGCTGAATCATCAGCAATTCCTTGATTATATTCAGCGGCAGCCTCGTTACCATCAAGTCGAGCTAAAGCTGCATAGTAAACATATTCTTCTTGTTGAGCTTGAAACATTTCAATTTGAACTCGTAGTGCCTCCATTCTTGCATATATTGCAGGATCAGCTATTGCTATACCATCGGCAGTTATACCAATAGCTGGTTTGGTAAGCTTTAATGTTTTACTATTCACGACTGTTCCAAAACACAAAGGCCATGGTTCCCCAATTAGTTCATTCGCAATGAAGCTAAATTCACCCTCCTCAGGTGAAAATCCGAGTTCTTTGTCTTCAATCTTTGTCACAATATCAAAAGAGACTGTTTGATTTGATGCACTCCAAGTAATTGGAGAGTTGACTTCACCTTTGAAAAGAAGAATTGCATCACCTTGACTGAATCCATCAAACCATTGATAAACCCATACAGGTCGTTTATGAAGATCATAGTAATCCATCAAATTCTTGATTATACCAAGACTATCATCTAAAGTTACATTCACTTGTTGTGAGTCAGATGTAGATGTAATAACAGCATCCAGATCACTGGCCTCTTGAATCAACCACTCAATACCTAGTACCGGAATGGGTCGATCTGCATATCGATAGACACCAGCCTCATCACGCCACTGAACATTGATAATGTAAATGGGTTCTGTACCCAGATTTTCAGCTAATGCTGTTGTTGCGTTGGCTGATAGTGTTCTCATTGTTGAACCCCCTCAAATTCGACAGTGAATTCCATCATTTCCCCATGAGGATAACGTCTGGATCGCCAGCGTTCGGATGTAGTAAACTCAAATGGATTGTTGACAATATATCCGATCCAAACTCGATCAAGATGATCTTGATACTTTATTTGATACCCATGGTAAGACCTAATAAATTCATAGAATTCTAAACCCTTCATTCTAGTAACTCGAAAATTCAGTACTAGACGACGGCGTCCTAATTTTGTCTTTGTGTAAGTATACAATGTACCATCTAATGCCCGCCGCGTTTGTACTTCAACTGTTGAAGCTTCTGAATCCCCTAATACAGGATTAGGAAGCAACGTTGTTGTCTGTATCTCTGGGTAGATTGCGCCGAATAATACACTCATTTTAAGCCTCGAAGGTATACTTAAAGAGGTCGATATCTTCTTCAAATCTTTTTGCTACTAACTCTCTGGTATGGAGATCATAGTAGTCTCGATAATGTGTATGCTTTGAAGCATTAGATTTAGGAAGACTGCCCATAAATCCTAAAATCTTTTGAATGATTTTCCAATCTTCTGTGAGATTTTCAAATCGCCCTATCCATTGAGGGTACCAAATACCATTTGGTCGTAACCAATCAACTAAACGATTAGCTTGATACAAACCACGAACATTCTTTGTTCCAGGTAGATTATAGTTTCCAAGCGAGATTCCTTGAATAAACTCGTTAAAGCTCATCCCCTTCTTATCCCATTGTAACCAGTGATACAAAGAGACCATTCGATCCCACGGATTTCTTACGAAAGCAAACTTAAAAGCTTTGTCTACCCAAGGGCCTGGAATTTGTCCAGCTTCTACCAATGCTGGAATATGACTATGGTAAAATGTCACACCCCTTAACTGAGTGTGCCAACGATTGGGGGCATTCTCTAAAGCCAAGTAAGTTTGACCGTAATTATGTTTTAGAGCTGTACTAATGCTCATACCAGCTACTTTAGGCATCCATAGAAAGATAAATGGATCTTGTGGTTTTAATGGTACTGCCTCGTTGTATGAAATATACGGTGGGGCTTCACAATTTGGATGTATATCCAACGGGGCACGTCGCTGACGAAATTTACCTTGAGCGTGGTGTTTGACCATGGTTAAGTTCCATCTGTGAGTTCAAATTCTAGATCAGTGGTGAGATTACAACTATCTTGTTTACGCACTACAGGTTCGTTAGTTGAAGTAATTACACCCAACCATTCTCGACCTTCCCAATCTCGAAGTTTAACTTCCTTACCTACAGAGGTTTCAACGAAATCGAGAACCTCTTGTCCTTCTTGTTCAGTTAATCCTGTGAATGAAAATCGCATTGTCTTAGTTCGGGGCCAATAGAAATCTCGGAAAACAACTAGATGACCACCCCGAGACTCACGATTGATACGTTGGGTATTAAATTGATCGACGTTCCCTAGCTCTGGGCCTCGCAGATAAATTACATCTGTGGGCGTAGTAGATGGATAGGAAAGCTGCACACCGTCATATAATTCTGGCTCAAGAACTGGTGGTGTTACTGGTGGTGGTAATGGCGCATATGTATTTGAAGTCCATCCAACAGATGGATCATAATCACAGAATGTTGTATCTTGAATAAATGAGTATCCAAGCGTTTGTTTGATATTAATATCTGTTGCTGGGGCTTGATTGAATATGGCCTGGTAAGAAACTGATTGGCCAAGTTCTATTTGACTACTAGCGGATTCCCAAATCTGATCTACACCCTTTACATATTCAACTTCAGCCGTCGATGTCATTTGAACCCACGTCTCTTCATACGTTTTGGTTGATGGATTCCACACCCAACTCCAACCTGACAAAACATTAAATGCGCCGACTCGTAGGTTGCCTGTCCTAACAAAATTGTGAGAGATTCCAATATCATGTGAAAGGGATCTATGGAGAATCTTTTGAACACTGACACTATGGTCTATACCAATATCACTGCTAGCAAATGGATGTGATACCGGGAAGGGGATTTGTTGCAAATTTAATTCATTTTCAACATTGAAGGATAGTACTCTGTAACCTTCAACAGTCTGGCTAATCCCAATAGTATTTTGAGCGGTTTTTGCAACAATTACAGTGGAACTATGGTCGAGTGTCGCTGCTAAATTGCTATTAGCAGAGCGACTGAAAGCTTGGATAGTAGTAGCTTCTGAATCTAAACCTACTAGATCACTGTTAGCACTTTCTATGTGTTGGTTTGTACCCGTTCCTTGGCCTACGCCTACTGTATTCCCAATTGATAAATTGCGAACAACACTGACTTGAACCGAATGGTCAATTCCAATATCACTAAACGTGGGCTGCTGTATAAAAGCATCTTGGTCTAAGGAGAGAGCATTATTAGCTGAAAGATTGCGAACTACACTCACTTGTACCGAATGTTCAATTCCAGACTCAGTAGGCCCTATTGTGTCCCCAGGGGCCTTGTTGTAGACACTCCCGTTCAGTGCGACCACTTGCCCTAAAGTGCCACTGAGATCGCTCACAGCCCCTCTCTGGGCCACATGAGACACAACTATGCCCTGGTCAACACCTATATCACTACTGGCTTCTTCAGGAAGGATTTTAGTCATGTATTCCAGAGTGACCCCATGGACACGCAACTTTCCATTCTGTGCAGCACCAGCCACCATGAGACTTTGACCACCAACCCGAAGTTTGGAAGTTAATCGTCCAATGACTTCTACTTGCTGTCGAGATAGCCTAGCATTGGCCATTACTCTACTCCTACGCCAAATTTAGCATCATTAAGTTGATCTATTGTCCAAGCGTTCGAGGTTTCAGGATCAGTTTCAAAAATGAATGCATACTGACCGCCTAAATGGTCAATGATAGTTTCGTTAGCTGTATCTTGATAACCATTCGAGTCCGTAATACCCTCTAATGTAAAAAGACCAACATCGGTGACGGCAGCATAGAGATTTAGCTGCACACCGTATATTGGCCAATTCGATGGGTCAGGTGCGTTAGCAAAAGTAAACAAATCTACATCATTTGCCGTATTACTTTCTACGTAGTTGGCTGTATCAACAGGAACATCGTTTACTTGATCATAGTGATTAGCCCCCGTTGAAGTCCAATCAGTTGTATCATCACCGTCAGGAAGCAACGCACGTATCTTCACAGGGCCGAAGGGCTCTTGAACATCTCCGGTGTTATCGTAGATGTATATATCATCAAAACGACAACCTACATTTCTTGGAATCCAGTTGTGGGAGGAGACTTCTTTTGGATATGAAGTTGACCATGTAGCGACTCCTGTTTCAGATGCTTTTAGATCACCATCCAAATAAAGTTCCCAATATCCATTGGGTGAACTATCCACTTTGAATTTGACTTCAACATAATACCAAGTATTGGCAGAAAATAGTATACCTGTATCAGTGTTAGTTGACCCATGGTAAATACGAAAATGTCCATCACTATACGCATATAACCTAAATTGGGAATTCAGACTTATAGCCTGGTACAAGTAATATGATGAAAGTGTACCCGTGTACCAAGCAAACCCTACAATCAGTTCGTTGGTAGCGGTATGATGATTGTAGGTAAGGCGATACGATGAGCTACCACTGACGCCGTCAAGACAAAGTCCTTGACTTTCATAGGCATCATCACTAAGTTTAGCACTGGAACTCAGAGTGACTTGAGGCCATTTGGTTCGTATTACATCTTGCAACGCACTCCCGGTGTCACCATTCGCACCGAAGGTTTCAAAACCTTCCATAAAAAGCAAACCCGCCATATCTAACTCCCTCAATTAGATAAACTTGACACCAAATTGGGCACTATCAATATCTGTTGGGTCCCAGGCATTTGATGTATCTGGATCATTTTCTAAGATTCGCATAAATTGGGCTTCATCACCCATCCCCACTGAATCATTATTTGCAGTAAAGTTTGCACTATCCTCTGTACTATTTGATGAACAAAGGACTGCAATAGTCTCGGAATTAGCACTATCCATGAAGAGTCGTGTATTGATTTGAAGACCAAAAATCTCGTCCCATGTCCCACTCAAATTTTCATAATTGTACAAGTCTTGATCTGCTGGAGTCCCTGATTCAACGTAATCGCTCTCATTGGCTGTTACATCATTGACCATTGTGTAATTATCGGCGTTGGCACTAGGAGTCCAATCACTATCATCTCCATTAGCATTAGGTAGAATACCTTGAATATGAAATGGTCCTAATACATCATTATTCTTACTACCAGTTAAGTCACAACAATAAGTATCGCCTATTTTATTATAGGCAAGTCCGCCATGAAACCGGACTTGATTCACATTATAGGTACTGTATTTGGTGTCGATACCTGTGTTAGACCCAATCAGTACACCATTAACGTATATTTCCCAATACCCCGTTGTATCATGGACCTTAGCTTTAAGTTCAATTAGATTCCACCGCCGTGCCTCCAAGACTGAGTAAAAAGTAGCAACGACAGTGCTGCTATGGAGAAGTTTGACGCGAATGTCTATTGGACTAGCCTCAATTTGAATATGTGCATAACTACCGTTATTGATTGTAATGATGGGGTAGAAATTATTTCGGCTACTACTACCAGAATTGCTTTTAAGATACAGACCACAAGCAATTTCTTCCGGATTATCAAGTAGATCAAAAACCCAAGCTTCACTACCGCTGTCTGTTGGTCGCCAAACATCTTCACTGGGAAAGCGGTCACTATCTGTACTCACAGTTGAATCGTCCATCCAATAACTTCCAGGCCATTTAGCCTGAAGGATATTTTCAAATGTGGTATACGTGAGTCCTGTATACCCACTCCAACCCTCTATTCCACGTAATGCCATTAGACTTTCCTTACGCCAAAAGAAGCCCCATTAACACCATTTGCAGTCCACGCATTTGTTGTATCCGGATCGGTTTCCCAAATCATTTCATGAGTCGCTGGAAGCTTATCAACCCCAATTCCCTTACTTGGGGAATACTCTACAGTACTACCCGAGTCACATATAGACTGTAAAATGAGCGGCAATCCTACGTCTGTCCAAGCTGCTGTAATCAGTTGCACGCCATAAATTGCCCCCGTGATTGTGGCTAAATTAGAGTAGGTCCAGAGATCATCGATATTCGCTCCAGAAGCTTCAATGTAATCGGTTTGATCCCACATATTTGCGGCATTTACGAGTGCGGAATGATTGCCTCCAGTACTTGGTGTCCAATTTTGTGAACCATCGTCACCATCCGGTCGCAAGGTTTCAACTTTAATTGGACCTAGAAAATCATTATTGTCAGAGCCAGTATTATCACAGATATAAAGATCATCAAATCCGCTGTTATCTTCTGGTGCATGCAATGTAATCAGAGTGTGTGATTGTGAGTCATAGAGAGTGTCTATATTGGTATCACTGTATAGTGTTTGACCATTCACCTTCACATCAAGAGTTCCTAATGTTGAATGAAAGTAGATTTTGAATTCAAAATAATACCAACGATTCGGCTTCAATGCATAACCAAGTGGTATCGCAGTTGTCCAATCATAATTGTTAAGATACAAAGCACCTTGTACCCAATACAGCATTAGATGACCATAGACAAATTCAAATATCTTACGTGAAGATTCTGTCGAATAATTTGAAGGCGATTTGAAAGCAAACCCCACGATTATTGTATCAGATTCTCCGGGTTCATAACGTGATAAATAAACTTTGTTGTCACTATCATAATTAAATTCTAAGGCTAAACCATCTCCTCCTCTACCAGTAATAAGCTGACCATCAGTTCCATTAAGGATAGAACCGCCTTCGTGACGTCTTTTTATATCGGTATTCAGACCCGAACCTGTGCGGCCCGAGACACCGTAGAAATCGAATCCTTCCAGTAATCGAAGCATTTGATTTGACTTTCGAGGGTTTGTAGGTTATACTTGTAATATGGACGAACAATGGAAAGATGTTGTTAATTATGAGGGTTATTACGAAGTTAGCAACTTAGGTCGTGTCAGGTCAGTTGATCGGATTATTCGCCACTCTAAAGGTGGATTCCGTAATTGGAGGGGTAAAATTCTAAAGCTTATACCCGCAGCCACAAGTGGTTATCTTGTATTAAGATTATCAAAAGAAGGTATTAAGAAAACTCATTATGTTCATCATCTTGTCGCTAATGCTTGGTTAATTGGCCCTTTTGAGGGGTGTGTAATTCGACATGGTCCTAATGGAATATCAGATAATTCAGTTTCTAATCTCTGTTATGGGACAAAAAGTGAAGATGGTTTTGATAAACGTCGAGATGGTACACATGGTGGTCGATCTGTTAGAAGATCAGATGGTGTTGAATTTATTAACATGAGTATTGCGGCAGAAGAAACTGGATGCCCGCATAGTAACATCTGGAATGTTTGTAATGGGCGTCGTAAAACAACAGGTGGTTATGGTTGGGAATATATAGACTAAAAGAGTTGGCCGGGAAGCCCTACAAGGGCTTCCCTAACCAACTTGGCGAGGGAGTTTTATGCAGTGACGGTGTAGGTCACTTTTAATTGATCTGTATTGGCTACGGTAACGTTCGCTGTGAAGTTGGCTGTCGCCCACAGTGTTCCGTCAGCCGCATGGTCACCTTGCGTGTCAGAGGCCGCGCCTCCGCCACCAAGGAAAATACCCCATACAGAACCAGCACCAGTAATGTCGAACGTAGCAACTGTCGTGTTACTAATCGCACCACTACTGGCAGCGTCTTCTTGCCACTCGGCACGAGCCGTGCTATTTGCACTGTAATCATAATCTGTAAACTCATCCCAACCATTTGTCCCGTTAATTTCATCGTATACGTCATTAACAGACACGGCTGTGAATCCAGATACGTCTACAAGACTCAGATACCAAGTTTCGATCTGGGTGTCGTTGTGGAACATAATGTCCAGCAACGCATTTTTACCCTCAGTCGTAATATCATTGTGGAAATCATAAGTAGCGACTAATTCACCGTCACTCCAATGCTCCACTTGGAATCGACCGCCCAGGTCCAGGGCTTCTATAAGTGCTTGTTTATCAAACATTGAAAAGTCTCCATGTTGTAGGAGTTAAAACGAAGATGTACCACGGCGCAATTCACGTTTGATTGCACCAACAATTTGTCTCCCTGTTTGCGCTGGGTTCTTTCCACCCTGCACATTTACATCACCAACCGTTACATTTGTAACTGGACCGCCTTCTTGGCGATAGATTGGTTTTTGTCCTCTGTTCATTGCCACAAGTTGGGAGTAAAAACGCCTTGTGGATTTGGCATTCATTACAAATTCACCAGGACTTAACATCGCAGGAATCGTATCTGTACCACGCGCTAAATTACCTTTCGCTAAATACATTAAGCTTTTAACTAAACCACCTTTCATAAAACCTTGAGTTCGTAATTGTATTGCTTCTGTTTGAGCTTTGGCCGTTGTACCAATACGACCTTGTGCCGCGTTAATTCGATTTATGTCTTGTAGATAATCCCTTCGTTTCCGAGTAGACTCTGTTAATTTTTGATCTGCGACAACATATTGATTAGTGATACCCAAAGATTTTTGGATCGCCTCTCTGTTTCGATTCAGATGCTCTGTTCGTTGCATAGCTCCATCTTCTAATATTTTTGCAAGTGCGGCTTGTCTTTCAAAACCACCTAGACCAATATGTTGTTTTTCAAGTTCAGTTAATTCGGATTTTAGAACACCAACATTCTGTGTAGCTTCTAATATGTTATCAGCCATATCGGCAAAGGCTAAGATTTTACCTCTTGATCCAGAGCCTTTTGATAATTCCAAACCCATGTCTCGGAAGGTTTGAACTAGCTGTTTTCCACTTTGAACCATTTCTACAGAAACTGAGCGAGCATCTCGCAATTGATTCAGCATTTGGGAAATACTTCCAGCGGTATCAACATAGGTGTCTGTAAAGAAGCTAGGGACCACCATGGTATCTAGCATGTTTCTTTGCTGTGCTGTCGTGTCAGTGATAGCTTTCCGAATCTTGACTTGTTTTCGCTCAACTTCACTTGCTTTGTCTACTAAGTCTTTATAATCCTTAGTCATTTTAGCAACGGCTTCTTGAGCTTCCCCAAATCCTTCCGAGGGATCAAAACCTGGGACTAAAGTTCTTGCAAGATCCAATGAAGTTGACCATTCGCGAGTCGCTGCATCCATACCAGTTAAAAAGGCTTGCCGAACACGATCTGACGCTGTATTCATTGCCTCTTCATTAAGTGCGATAGTGGTTGGGGAAAATGCTGATTCGATATCTGCTTTCAATGATGCCAATTGAAGTTGGTCAGCTAAATCTAAACCCCCTAATGTTTCACTGGCTAATTCTCGAATTCGAGCAAATGCTGCCTCTCTGGATTTAGCTTGATTTTTTAAGACCTTCTCGTCCAGGATTCGACCACTATCGTCTAACGTTTTCATATTGTCAAGGACAATATCAAACTGAGTCTTGAGTTTGGCGTTGAGTTGTTTCTGATATTCTACGTCTGCTTTAGCCTTAGCGGCACGGGCGTCTAAAACTTGTTGTAAGGCACGTTCCGCTTTTAGCTGCTCATTTGAAAGATTAACTCCAAGTTGATTTGCGGCATTGTCAGCACGCCTAGCTTTCTGGAGATTATTGAACTGATCGGCAGATAATTTTCCGGCACGCCATGCAGTTTCCAAAGGTTCTAATTGATCGTAAGCAATATCTCGGATACCATCAAAGATTTTACCTGCTTCTCGATACAACGCTAATCCACGTTGAATTTTATCTGGGTCACCAGTAATCAGATACTTACTAGCTTCACGCTGTAATTTCAAACCACGAGCACGTTGAGCATCTAATTTTTGTTGGGCACCAAGGAACCGTGTGCTTCGGTCAAATCGAGCTTGTTCAGCGCTCCTAACTATACCATCAACACGGTGTTCGGAGTCTTCTCGTAATTTACCAAGATTGTCGATTTCCTTTTTGTAGTCTGCAACATACTGATCCAATAACTTGGACATGTTGTTGAACTTATCTTTCGCACTCGCTTGCTCTTCTTGGTCAGCAGCTTTAGCTGATGATATTCGTGAATTGTAGCTTTTTTGACTCACGGCTAAAACACGCAACGCCTCTCGACTTTGAGTATCGGCCCATCTTTTCTCTAAGTCTGTGAAGAGTTCAATTTCTTTGAGGTCCAGAGCTTTTTGGTATTCAGATTGAGCTTCAGCAAGTTTGACTAATGCTTTGGCTGATTTTTCCGCAGCTTTTTCTTGCTGGTCAAAGTAGTAGATTGCGCCCACTACACTTGCAGCGAGTAGACTTAATCCAAGAGTCGCCCCCGCTAATGCTACGTTGTAGAAACCTACGGTGGTTGTTAAAGCCCTCCACAATCCTATTTGTGGGGTCAATGTTGCAATAGAGTGAACTAGGAAGCGAGTATGATTGATTATAACTAACGCTAATGCTGTTCCGTAAGCTTGCAAGGAGAATAACATTAACTTGAGTCGTGGGAGTAATGCTACCGCTAGAACGAGTCCCATAGCTTTGAGAGAGGGGAGAGCGCTTGCGAACGCTCTTCCAAACTTGAGTGCGTTATTTGCGACTTCAACTAGCGCAGTACCAATGTCTACAACTAGTATGTTTTTAAGTTCATTTAGCTGCCGACGAAATTCTTCCCCGGGTGTTTCAAATACAAGTTTGTACTTTTTAGTAAGGAGTTGTGAACTTACGTTTTCAATTTCTTCCAGATTTTCGATGAACTTTTTGGTATCTTCACTAGCCAGAGTAACAGCACCAAGTAAACCACGAACACGCCGAATGAGTTTCCCCATCTCGGAGGTACTTTTTCCTGTGATCTTGGTCATCTCATCCAAGAAACCTTGGAAACCAAAAGTTGCAATACCAGCTTCTGCATTGGCCACACCGATTTCCGTGAAGATTTTCTTCATGTCTTCGGATGGTTTAATCATTCCCTGCATGACACCACGTAATTGGGTCAAAGCTTCAGCCGACTTAGTACCTTGGACCGTAATTGTAGCAATAGCTGCTAGTGTTTCATCCAGACTAATACCCAGAGCATTGGCTAATGGACCAACTCGACCCAGAGTATTAGCAAGCTCGCTCATACGAGTACGACCTAACTCGACAGTTTTGAACAACTTAGCTGCTACAAGTTCCGCTTGGCTTGTTGAAATATCAAAACCATTAAGTGCGGCTGTTAAAAGATTAACAGCGTCTTCAGTTGAGCCCACGGCAGCAATAGAGAGCTTAGTTGCAGTTTGGAATACCTTTAATGACTCAGTTGCATTACCTACTTGGTTCGATAAAGTTTGATACAAACCTTCGGCCACATCGAGTCGAGATTTTCCAAATTCATCAGAGGTTTCTCGTATAATGTTAGCAATGTCATCTAAACCACCATATGCATTATTAGCAATGGTACCAACTTCTGCTACTGCCCGAGTAAAGTCAAGGGCTTCACTAATTGCGTCTCGTAATGCTTGTCGGAGAACATTTAAGGATCGAACAATCAATTGAGTCGTAACAATACGAACCATGGTTTGCCAAGATACGGTGAAGTTACGAATAACATCCGTATTAGTCGCTTGTTTGGTAGCATTTTGAATGTTACGCATGGCAGATCGCATACGAGTCTGCGTACCATTGACTTGTGTGTCAAGTAATTTTAGCTTAGCTCTAAAGTCTGCAACTGATCCACCACTTCGATGGAAAGCCAAAACTAATTCATTGAGACCTCTATTGAAAAGCTTCTGATTTTTGATTGGAGCACCCGCAAAAGTTTTACGGGCGACCGCGTCCAATTCTTGAAGGGATGCTTTGGCTTTATTGACTTGACCTGTATCGACAGGCGGCGCACTAGAAGCCTTAGCAGCTTTCTGAGTTGCTGTTGTAGCTTTGGCTCCATACACACGTTGTAATTGATCCGCGGCAGCTTTAGCAGCGTTTTTAATCTGGATTAAATTGCCAGTAATCTTTCGTGTGCTTGTATTGATACCCTTGACTGTCTTAGCATGAGTTCTAAGCACAGTATTGAGCTTTTCATACTGCGTTGTCAATGTCTCAAGTGTCTTGAGAGCCTGAGCAGCATCAAATACAAATTCCTGCCTAATGTCGTCGGCCATGTTAGCTCACCTTTACTCGTTGAACTCTCGTAGCTAACGCTGGGTCTGGGAGCCCAACCGTATTTTCAGCCATTGCGTTTCGCACGGCAGCTAATCCTTGTTCTTGAAATTGGTAGGGGCCGGGGTGTCTCAGTTGCGAAAAAATCCCCGAATCACGATCTACATTCGCGTTATGGTATTCGTTCCAAATCAAATGTGCTAAATCCGCCGTATAAAAGAAACGGCCAACCCCTTTGCCAATTTCTACGCCTCCACCACTATGTCGCCTACCATAGGCGATTCCGGTACTGTTACCACCTGTAATCGGCACTCGGAATTTAATCGCGTCAGCTAGATGTAAAAACGTTGCCGCTGATGCACCCGACCATACACGATAATTACCATCCTGCCCCGCAATTACATTGATTGCGGTAGCTTGTAAATAAGCCGCACCCATGGTGCTCAATATCTCCATCATCCAATCGTCAAAAAACTCTTGGTATCTGGCAGCATTGAATTTAATCAACTCTAATTTCAGTTTGATTTTCACGGTCAACGTCTCCGTTTTGACGTGCCAGGCATCCATGCCCCAGCCATAGCTTCCATTTCTTTCATCTCGTCGTCCTCTCGGGTCTGGTGGTAGCCAAGAATCAGAGCTTGTTGCCACACACCATTGTCGTCCCATGTAGACTTGATACCGGGTGGAAGAATATCAAGCCTTTCACATGCTCGCCATATTACGAACTCGGTTGTTCGGTACGGGGGCCAGAGGATACGCTTGGAACCTGACGCTGACCACGTAGAAAAACCTGCCGCGCCGATTCAAGCTTACTTTCATCCAAGGCATTGGCTTCCATCACTACTTGCATAATGCGATTGACTTCGATAGTCGAAAGTCCAGCGGCTTGGAAATCTTCTTGCCACTTGGTAAAGGTACTGGGCTTGTTAATATCCACTAGGTCCCATTCAATTCCACTGGGCTCCAGAGATTTAACAACCAAGTAACCTAATTGACGTTCGTTGTGATTCTCCATTTGCTGCTTGTAGCCAGGATCATCTACGTCTTGCACATAACCATCTTTAGTTTGTCGGCCCGGCGGCTTAGGTACTGGGCAAAGTTCTTCAAACTCTTCCATATCCAGAACTGCACGCGCACGGATAACAATCTGCTCATCGCCCCGGGGAAGCACTAAAAGTACCTCATTCGGACCTTTCACTTCAATCCCACCGATTTTCATTTGTTTGACTCCTTGCCAAAAGGATTAAAAAGGTAGGGGGTCAGGAGATCCAACCCCCTTAGAAAAACTCTCATTAACTGTAACGTGACACAGAGGCTTCCACTACATTGCATCGACCAGAGGTCGAGATAGTGGCTTCACCAAGATCAAATTCCAGCGACTCATACCGGTAATCCGGTAATGTTGTCAATTCGTTCTCTTCACTACCACACGGTGTAACGTGGTCGATTACAATATCGACGGCATAGGGCTCACAAAGGTCGTCAGATGACGACACCCATTCGCTGGCATCACTTTGTCGCTTCAGAGCGTCTACGACTGTAATGTCTTCACTGGTTCCAGTGGTGACATGCTCATACACAAAGTCGATAGACACATCCATCGGCTGTTGGTCACCTTCTCGCACTGTGTCAAGGTCTCCACGGTCCAACAGATAGTCATATTCTTTACTCTCGGTGTAGGTTACATTACCTTCACCAATCTTAACCTCAATCCGCTGAGGCAAAAAAGTAATCGTATCTGCGTTGGCGGGCGTGGGGGTACCCCAGGCAGGCGAGAATGCGATGTTGGTCGTCGGACTCACACTCGTAGGAGTACGGGCTGTGACGGTGTACGTGGTATCGTTGTTAGCTGTGCTAACTTCAAACCTCGCACCAACGGGCACCAAAGCCGTGTCGTCAGTGTTTAACACTGGACTGCTGATATCCACATCGGTGTCGTTCGCACCGGGCGTTGCCTCATCAATCGTGGCATTGCCGCTGAGACCGTCCTGAATATAGATCAGCGCGTCACGGAGTTCAATTCGGGCCATAATTCTTAGCCTCCATTTGGAAAGTTAAGGTACATCTCAAATCTACCATCCACTGCGGCCTGTCGGATGCGTTCCTCGCTTCCAATCTGTCCGAAATGGATCAACCTAATGCTCTCGATCCTATTCCCTCGCAACATGGTTAGACAACCCAAGAGCGTTTGATCGTCTATACCACCCACATCAGGACCATATTTGTATATTGGGATCGGCAAGTTCATGCCTTCAAGAAACGCACCACCCCAGTTCATGAGTTTGTACGTGTTCTCTCCCTGTCCCTCCATGTAGTCCGTCAACAGTATATTTACGTTAATCCAAATTCGCCAATAGTTTTTACTCACTTCTCGTATGTACGGGCCATTTATTCGTAATTCACATCTATCTACTTCCATCTTCTCGGGTTCACGTTCATCAATACCTTCCGTCAATATAGGTAAATTTAGTCCATCGGCTATACCCTTAAAATGTACGGCTAAGGAAGAGAATATCCATCGTGGCCAATTGGGATTAGCAGCCATTATTCATTCTCCTTAATCTTTATCCAGTCGAATGTTTCACTATCTGAATCTGGACCATAAGCGATGCGCTTTTCATATAGGTCGCCATTCAGTCGCATTTCAAATTTGCACATGAACCCCGGCTGGTGTCCTGGGTATAGATAAGGAGTTACACTCAGCGCTGTCATCATACTAGGTGGAAAATAACCTAAAAAAGGTCCCCAACCAAAAGGTTGATCCTCCGTTGTTAAATTAGGAAAATCAGGAACTTCTAAGTTTCCATTCTCAGGAACAGTAGTGTGAGAACGTAAACCTTGGACATAGAATCCAAAATTACTCCAAACATACTTTTGCAACAGCCAGATTCGAGGCCAGTAGAAAGCAATTCGTGTGTTAGCTATTGCTAGTTGTGTGGGTACATCGACAGCCATTATTCAAGCTCCCGTCCAATACCTTGGTAATACATATATTCACGCTCTGCTTGTGTAAGTAATTTACCCCACCAATGTGCGGCATCTATGTCACAGTCATCCCCATAGCTATACCTACAACCAAATTTTATCAAATCTGTGCCGATTGGTAAACTACCTACTTGAGTCCGCGTTTGCAGGGGGCCATCATCTACACTAATCCCAATATCGTTAGCTGTAGCATCATATTGCCAATATACCCAATGCCATTCGTCATCATCAAAACCTGATGGTGTCAAAGCATACAAACCACTTTGAATAGCTGAACCATACTCGAAACAAATTTCATTGATATCGGAATTATATTGGAGAAAACCACAATAGAAAAGACCATTTTTGAGATTCCAGACTTTCTGCCCATAATTGCAATTTATTCTCAACCACATACCCATCGACCAATCGGTTGACCACCAACTTGACGGTCCGTCATAGGACATGACTAATTCTTCATTATTGCTGGCGTCAAAATTAGCAGCATAACCTAATTTACCAGCTATTCTATCGACGGAACCTGCAGGTGTTAAATCAAAATCATTGATGGAATCATATCGTGTATCACTAACTTCTTCCATGTGCCAAGCTGCACGTAAATCATTATAAACTGTTGCTGCAACATCATCTTCAATTTGCGGTTCTTCAAATAGTGCTAATGCTTCTGCACGAGTTAACCGTCTATTAAAAAATCGCCATTGGTCTAATTGCGCGTCCCCACCGTCTGATAAAGTTCCACCAAAATAAACACTTTTAAGTTCATTTTCTGTATAGGTGGTGGATACTTCAATCGGAACGGAATTATCAATGGCTAATCCTGTTTTTTGTGTATCAGCGTCATAAAAAACTTCTATAAAATACCATCTTTTGTTACCGTAATCAGTTACGTAATCAAAACCTAAACCTGAACCAAACAACCACCACTCCCAATAACCTTCAAAGCTTCCACCTGAATTGTAGAAAAGGAGACCTGGATTCCATCCCTCACTATCTAATAGTCTAAAGAACCATTGTCCACCATCCCCATTATCGTCTATATAAACCCAACCAGTAAACGTCCAACTACTATCATTAGCGAGTTCGTCACTCATTGAAGTTTTTATATATTCATCACTGCTACATTGACACCAAAGCGCATTATCAAACATACCATTTGCAGTGTAATGAGGTGTATTATACGTTGTAAAGTGGTTATCATCAGCCTGGTCGTATCGAGTTCCACTAGTCTCATTGAATGGCCAATAGCTAACAACATCCTCTTCCCACGTATCATCAGATAAAGGGTACCAATCTCGATCTCTACCAGTCGGTCCTTCGTCAATACTCTTAACCCATTCAATTCCATTTATGAGTAATCTGAAAGTTATAATGTAGCCCCAACCAGTTGGTGTTTGATAGATATCGATTTCAATTGCTGCTTTCAATGTGCTCGGAAGCGTAATTAGATCGTTCCAAGACTCAGCTTGGTCGGTCGGTGATTGAGCCAATTCTGTAGGTGCAGCCTCCAAACCATCCTCAGGTAAGACAGCATGAGTCGGGAGGCCCTGTGCATACTTACTATTAGTCGTATAATAAGACGACTGCATATCAAGAATATCTTGATAGTAAGTGACAATTTCTGCATCAACTGCGATCAATGTGGCATCAATATCTACTGCCATCATCTACTCCTTAAAATGGTGGAACTTCTCTACCATTTCCACTATTGTATAGCCATGTTCGTTCTTCACTGGACAAGACACGTTGCCAGTAATGTAAAGCATCTACTGAACCATCGAATAGATCATTCAAACCGTGGTCACCACTGATAGTAAAATCACCGCGCCCAGCAAAAACACCCGTAGTGTGAGCTAAGGTATTTGGTGTCCCGTTATCAATAGCAATACCAATTTCATTATTGACAGCATCATGCCATACATCTATGAAGTACCAAGTGTTGGCCAAAAGGGTGACGGTACTGGTTACTGTTGTTTTGGCATTACCATTTCTGGAGACGGTAAATTGGGCCGTATTATTCTTGATGTGGGCCTTAAATTCCCGATCCTTCGTGCTCTTATACCATTTTCCAAAGATGATTTGAACATTACTGGGATCAGTGGTCTTAAACCAACCTGTAAGCTCAAAGCCCCTACCTCCAGCTTGTAATTCAGCATGGTTCGCCGCAATCAATTGTTCGTCATTATCGGCAACAAAGACCACAGCATTGCCTGTTATACCTGCTCCATAACCAACCGTATTCCAATCAGTTAAGTCATGCGCATCCCATGAGTCGTAACGAACACCGCTTGTTTCATTCAAATGCCATGCCGCCGTTAATGCGGTGGCAAGGAGACTAACTTCGTGGTCGATTCCAACAGTGCTACTGGCATTAGCGTAGATAATCCTCTGGATATTTACATTATGGTCAATTCCAATATCATTGTTGGCAGATTGTTCAGGTATTTCATGGACTAATTCGTAATCAACGTCGTGATCTAAGACTAGTGTTGAACTACCATCTTGATTGAATACTGCTGAAAAAGTCGCATCCTGTATCAAGGCCAATGTATTACTACCAGCCCGATTAAAGATTCCTTGATATGCCACATCGTGGTCTATATCAATGTCTGAATCAGCATCTCGGTCTCGAATAGCCGACAGAGCTACTTCATGGTCTATGTTGATATCGTTGTCAGCATCATGGTTTCGGGTCGCTGCGACTGTTACATCATGGTCTACATCGATATCAGAATCGGGATTTTGGAATGCCAAACGTTGATGTGATACATCATGGTCTACCCCAATATCACTGTCACTTACTCGTGACATGATCTTTTGACTCGTAACGGTTTGATCTAAGGTTAGATTAGAGTCACCATCTCGTGGCCGGATTGCGGAGACACTAACAGATTGTTCAACTTGTAATGTACTATCACCAACACGTCCAAATGTCGGCCCACCATCCGCAATATGAGTAATACTCATTGAGTCTTCTAATGAACGGTTGAAGATATTACCCGAACTGATTACATCGGATGTGATGGTCAAGTTTGATTGGGCAGCACGCCCATGGGCGTGTTGCAAACCAACATCCTGAGTAACCCCGACGTCCGATTGAACCGCACGATTCCAAACGCTACCAGCCGCACTGGCGTCATGTGATATACTCAAATCACTCTGAGCACCACGTTGGAACGTTCCTTGATAGCTTGCCGTGTGGTCCAGGGTTAATTCCGAGCTTGCCCCAAGCTCTCTAACCACCGATAAACCGACATCTTGACTCAAAGTCAAATCAGATTGAGCCGCCAACTCTCGAATGACAGATAATCCCACATCGTGTGATATGGTGAGGGTATTTGTGGCGGCTCGGGTTATTATCTTTTGAACAGTTGTATCATGCGAAAGGGTGAGTGTATTGTCTGCTGTCTTGTTGAAGACATGGATCACAGACGTTGCTTGATCTAACGAAAGATCAGACTGGGCTACTTGCTCGGTTACTCTCGAAACAGTGACATTATGCCCCAAGGTTAAGACCGACGTAGCAGCCCGCATGGCGACATGCGAGGCATGAGTCGTTTGGTCCAGATCAAGTGTTGAAATAGCACCACGATTATATACTGCTGAGACCAGTGCATCGTGATATAGCATAAGCTGGTTGCTGGCCGACAGTTCTCGGATAATCGAGAGTCCAACTTGTTGTGCCAAGCTGAGTGGTGAACTAGCTGACTTGTGGATAATCTTCTGTACGTTTGCCGCGTCAAGGATACTGAGTGTACTTTCCGCGTCACGGCTCATTGTTTTCTGGGCAGTCACATCGTGGTCTAATGACAATGTGTTACCAACTGCCTGTCCACGATACACCAATACGGACGCTGTGTGGCCCATAGAGAGCGTGCTACTGGCACCCCGACTCAGAATGGCCTGTACGTCTACTTGCTGCGTAAGGGCCAACTGAGAGCCCTCAAGGGTGTTATTATCGGGGCCACGATTGTAGATGCTGCCCGTAGAGCTGGTATTTTGTGTGAGGGTTAATGTTGACTCTTCTAGTGAACTATTCTCTGCCCCTCGATTATAGATGCTTCCAGCCGCGCTTGCTTCTTGGCTCAAGGACAGAGTCGATTGGGCATCTCTTTGACGAATTACGGACAGTTGGATAGTCTGCTCAAGGGTGAGAGTGTTACCGTCCAAGGTGTTATTATCTGGGCCCCTATTCCAAATGCTTCCTTCCAGACTTACGCTGTGCCCGCAAGTCAACGTACTTACGCCATTGGCTTCGGTTCCGACTTGATAATTACAAATACCGGTCAAACTCAAATCAGATTGTGCTGATACATATATCACCTTCTGAACAGTGATATCATGGTCTATGTTAAGATCATTCTGAGCACTACGTGAACGAATAATTTGGACGCCAGTTCCATGATCTAATTCAAGTTCAGATGACGAACCATCACTTGCTATTCGTGTTTTTGCAACATCTTGATCGAGATCAATATCTGATTGCAAATCACGATTGAAGATGCTACCAGAACTAATTACATCTTGCGATAAGGTTAGAGTATTCTCTGCCCCTCGATTATAGATGCTTCCAGCCGCACTTGCTTCTTGGCTCAAGGACAGAGTCGATTGGGCATCTCTTTGACGAATTACGGACAGTTGGGTAGTCTGTCCAAGGGTGAGAGTGTTACCGTCCAAGGTGTTATTATCTGGGCCCCTATTCCAAATGCTTCCTTCCAGACTTACGCTGTGCCCGCAAGTCAACGTGCTTATACCGTTACCTTCTGACCCAACTTGATAATTGCAAACTCCAACCAAACTTAAATCAGATTGCGCTGACGCATACATGACCTTTTGAACAATTACACCATGGTCTACACTAATATCATTCTGAGCGCTACGTGGTCGTACGACTAGAACGCCAGTCCCATGATCTAATTCAAGTTCAGAGGATGATCCATCATTTTGGGCTCGTGTTTTTGCAACATCTTGATCGAGATCAATATCTGATTGTGGGTCTCGATTGAAGATGCTACCGGAGCTAATTACATCCTGTGTTAGAGTAAGTGTATTATCAGGACCCCGATTCCAGATACTTCCCTCTGTAGAAGCTGTGTGATCTAATGTGAGTGTTGACCCCTCAAATGACTCATTATCTGGATTACGATTCCAAATACTACCTTCTGTACTTACATCTTGACCAAGACTAATACTTGATGAAGCACTTAAATCACGATGTGTACTCACTAAAACGTACTGACTAAACGCATCTAACCCAAGATTAGATTCAGCAGTACGATAAATTACTTTTTGAGACTCAACATCTTGCCCTAAACTAAGGCTAGATTGGGCCGTAGCATACTGGACATAGGTAGCAGCAACATATTGACCTAAGGTTAATGTATTCTTAGCATTAGCATGGAGTATATGAACAATACTAGCACCGTGGTCAATACTGATATCAGATTCAGCATCTCGATACCAAATACTTCCTTCGATATTGACCTCTTGGTCAATACCAATCTCAGAACTTGCACCCCGATTGAAGACGGCAGAGTAACTAACCACCTGGTCCAAATCAAGTTCTGATTCAACTGGTGTTCCAAGCGAGGTGCCAGCAGTGCTAACTTCGTGAGTAAGTGTTAGAGTATTCTCGGCAGATCGGTTGTAGATACTTCCAGATGGATCAGCAGTATGATCTAAATCAATTTGACTTTCAGGATGACGATTCCAGACACCCGAAACATCGACACTGTGATCTAAGGTTAGATTGGATTCGGCTTGCCTATTCCAAACACTTCCTGCTAAGCTAACCGCATGCTGAAGTTCAATTTCACTTTTTTCATGCCCGAATATGCGTTGAATAACTTTGATAATTTCAATACCTTGCCCGAGAGTATTAAAGACTAAGCCATCTTCGATAATATGGAAAAACATTACTCTCTGTTTATCAACAGATTGTCCCAACGTCAAAGTATTTCCTGCTGCAAAACTTTCAGCTTGCCCAAGGAAAACAGAATGCCCCAAGGTTAATGTATTCTCCGCACTGCGGTACATTATCTTTTGGACTGAGACATTATGGTCAATAGGAATATCCTGACTAGGATGATGTGCTGACCACGGTACTACTTCCGCAAAATGAGTTAAGTCACATAATCTGTTCCACGCCTCTAAATGAAAGATTTGTTCTGCATGTTGACCTGCAATAGCCTTTGCATCAATAATCCAACCGGCATGGAAATCTAATCGTTCTATAGCCTTAATTTCAAAACGTTGTTGATTGTAGACAATCCAATCGTCATTTGTAAACGTCCAATTATCTGATAAATCACGCGAATCAATTACAAATGTCTTACTCAAACTATCGAAAGTTCCACCATACACCATCGCCTTATTAGCGGAAATTTGGGAGATGGATTGTATGGCTTCACGTGCTATCTTAGTAGGTATAACGACTGCTTCCAACTCTTCACTTAGCTTATGAATGGTTTTGAGACCAGTTGTATAGTCTGTATCAGCATCCAGCAGCTTGTATACGGCAATATCTGCGCCATATTGACGCTTCAGTCCATAGAGGACTTGTCGTACCATTCGTCGGTAGCGGCGTTCTTGATAGCTCATAGTAATATCCAGCGATTACTTATTCTCTGGTGGTTTTGGACAACCATCTAACTCAGGACAACGATCACAGACTTTCGACATGACTGCTCCGACCCATTTCATGCAATCAGCACTATGTGTCAAAGCTACCGTTGACTGTGATACAAGTTCCGCTAGCGTCTCTTTTTGATAGTCTTCTAATGAATTGATACGCTCACTGAGCTTATCTTCTCGTTTCCAATCCCTCCAAATAAAGAAAAGAACAACGCCAATCAATGGACCATACTGGGAGAGTAGATTAGTCCAAATCAATGGGTCTACCTGTGAAAAAAGCATTAAGTCCATGTTGTGTCCTCTTTTACGTGTTAGAAAAAGGGCCCAGCCCGAAGGCTGGGCACCCATAATAGACTTGGTTTAACCAAGCAGCACGCAACCGAGGCGCTCATCCAATGTCTTCACACCACACAGAATGTCGAGTGTGACAACGGTACCTTGAGAGGTAATGTCGTATTGCATGGTAACACGCATTGCAACATTGTTGTACACACCAACCTGCGAACGCACGCCGAGTGCGCCAGCAGGCAGAGCCAACGGACGACTGACCAGAGCGATAGCATCGCGATGGAAGCAAAGGTTAAATGAACCAGCGGGGCCTGGAAATACGTCCGCACCGTCAAGTACAGCAGCTTCCAGAGGACGATCTAGCCAGACCATACGGTCACCACTATTATCCTCGGACTCGATTACGACATACGTTGCCGCACCGATCTTGAGGATTTGACCAACGCGAGGATGCTTGCCAGCCGTGAAGGAATCAAGGTTAATTCCCTTGGTCCAACCAGCCGCGTAACCACCAACGTTATCAATCGCACACTTCTTGTATACGGTGATAGGATCATTAGCGGAAACCGCATACTTCAAAGCAGCGTCCAGGGCGATCACGTCAGTGTCGCCTGCATTAGACGATGCAACCGACAGAGCAGTCGGCTGACCGTCGCTGGAGATTACACAGAACTCGCCTACGCTGGCGATATAATCAGGGTCCAGATCAATCGCCATGTTTGCAGCATGACCTGCCGCGTAACCGGTTGTCAATTCACCCGGTGCTGTGTCAAGATCAACAGCATTCAGACCAGAAACGTTCTGATCCATCCACGTATCGAATCCGAGTACACGACCGAGGGCCGCTTCACGCAGAGCACGACCACCATCACCACGCTCGTTGGCCTTCAAGAACATTTCTGTCTTGAGCATTGCCGTCTCAGCAGACGGGGCCAGTACGCAGTTGCGGCTTTCTGGGAACGCGAGATTCTCATTCATCGTCTCACGGGCTTCCAGTAAGTAATCCTTGGCATTGAGCGCACTCAGAGCACCAAGTTTACCAACCTTGTTGGCCAAGAAATCGGGAGCTGCACCGAGAATAGCACGATCAATACCACGAGCGATACCCATCATACCTGGCAACAGGTAGATATCCACGAGTTCCTGGAAGGATTTACTTGCTTCACCGTCTTTGATGGTGAAGGAGATGTACATGTGCTGATTCAGAGGAACCTGCACGTTAGTCGCACGAGCATCTTGAAGCTCGATTGAATCCGAGTCGGTCTTACGCCGTGTAGCGAAAGTTCCCGGTCGACGAGTATTTACAACGTCACCATAGTTGGCAATCTTGGGCGAAAAGTCACGACGGACCAAATTTGCCATTACCATATTCTCTTCGAGAATATGCAGACCTTCCATCGCCCAAAGCTCGGGAATGAAAGCGCTGTTGTCGTTGTCATACAAGGCGACCATTGCTTGTGAAAGATAAAAATTCATCTTAGGTCTCCTGTAGGAGTTAGTTACAGATTTGTAGTTAAACGAATACCCCAATGTTTAGCTGCTCGGCTTCAGACCAAGAAGGCTTGGGTTTTCCTTCCTAATCTTCATGTATTGCTCAGGTGTGAGCTTCCGTACATCAATCCGTCCAGCAGAACCCGGAGTAACGCCCCCGGTAGCGGAACCCGCTCCGATGCCGCTAACGACATTAGATTTGAAGAGATTTCCATACTGTTCAGGTATTTCTTTCATCCTCTTAACAGCTTCATCTGGGGTTCGTTGTGTCATCACTGGTTCCCCTGCCTCATTCACGTCTGGGAAGTCGAGCATAGGAACTAATTGCCCTGTTGGCTGACCATCTGGTCCCTTTGCTTCCATCATCTTCGTCATAGGACGAAGAAGGGCCACTACTTGAGTGGGGTTGAAAGCTTCGCCACCAGTTGCCGCGTCGATTAAAGCACGATCAGTTACAGATGTCTTGTACTTGTTCTCCCATTCGATTGCGGCGGTCTTATAGGTTTCAAGTTCGCCCGACAGGCGCTCTTCGATCTGTCTCTTTTCATGTGCTAGTTGTTGTTCCTTGGTACGGAATCGCTTTTGGATATCTTCCAGTTCACTCTCCAACTTCTCACGTTGATCGGTCGAAAGTGACTGATTTTCCAAAAGTGTTTTGTATTCCCCTTCCAAGTCTCGGTATTTCTGTTCTTGTGTCTTTCTGTCCTTAGCGAGACGGTCTTGTACAATACGGTTTACATCGTCTTGTGAAAATACCTTTCCACCAGTGCCATCGCTAGCCCCAGCACTAGGGTCAATAGGTACCGAACCTCCGGCCGGAGCCCCCGAGGGCGCGCCTGCTGGCTCACTACCTGCTAAATCACCTGCTGGATCACTCGCTGCCAGATCACCTGCTGGATTATCACTATCATACAGACCGAATTCAATTGTCGAAAGATAAAGATCAAAATTCATTGGATTTCTCCTAGACCCGCTGCTACACCCTATACCTGCCGCCTGCGGTCTACGGCAGAGGTTAATTATGAAACCCTACTTACTTTAATTTTGTCACTATCCCGCAAGAACGGCTTAATGAATCTCCAGGCAGTTGCGCTAGGAATTCCATGAAGTAAATGTTCGATCGGTTTTTGGTTACGGTTGTAGGTTGTCCGTACTGATGCTACACCTTGACTAACTACTGAGAGTTGTTCAAGTTCAGAATCAGGATCAACGCCGTCCAATAGGGCATGAGCACATTCAAAACACGCGATCTTAATGACCTCTGGCTCGACTGTGTCACTTCCACGCGGAAATTCAAGTGATTGTTCAGTTTCCGCTTCTCGAATTTCTTCGTCACTCGCATCTTCATCAAGTTCTAATAGTTCCCAAACACTATGCTTATTACCTTTATAGTTCAAAGCATCCATACATTGAGTAGCTCTTAATAATGCTTTAGGGCGGTCATTAGGGTTGGAACTAAACCACGCTTCTTCATGGAGTCGGTTTGTAAAGTATTCGTTGGCTTCGCAAAGCGTTCCGTAATACCTATTTTCTGTAATAGCCATAGTTTACTCCTTAGATGCGGCGATTACCGCGAACATGTCTATTAGTGTGCCGAGTCCATGGGAAACAGTGGAACGATAATGAGTGAATACTACTTACTGCTCCACCCGGTAATTGTCCAAAGTCCCAATTGTAATTCACGCCTAAATCTGTGTTACCTGGAGCCGTCGCGTCGATAGTCGTACCTGCATTTGCATCGCTATATCGTACTGATACGTCATAAGCATGAGCATTTACACCCTGAACGTCTAAGTACCATGTATTAGTTGCATTAAACGTAATGTTAGAAACATAAAAATCATTCCCTACTGTAATGTTTGCTGCATTCATTGCATCGGCATCCGATACAATTGTGGCATCCGTACCATTAGCTGCATTGATTATGAAGTCACCCGTTGTTTGTACTGTTTGTCCGTTGAAATCAAATTCACCCTCTAAAAGTGTCAAGCTATCACAAGTTAATTCAGATTCCAGTGTCATAGTACCGCCTGACTTCTCAATAATAATATCTTCTACATCAAAACCATCGCAGTCGTATACTTGAGTACCACCACCTTCAAAACAAAGATTAGCATCACCTTTCGTATACACAAATGATCCAGTATCATTGCGTGTAAAATCTTCTTCAATTGTCCAGTCATTAGCAGTTCCTGAACGGTTAATTGTCAGTTGGTGATTAGAGAAGTTTCTAAAGGTTACATCTCCAGAAGTGTTAATAATAGGATCATTAGAATTCATATCAATAATAAGATTTTGATCAGAGGCACCAAAATATATATTATCAGTAATCCAAGTCCCCGCCCCCATTTCAAATTTACTACCATAATAAATTTGAAGATATCGAACACTATAGTTTCCTGATGTAGCTATAGCACCAGCTTGATACTCATAGAATCGGAATCTACCAGTCCCATTAATGATACCATCATTAGTTACACCATAACCTATACCTGGTCGGAACGCATAAAATCCGCCAGTGACTGTGAGAGTTCCGCCATTTTCAACAATTAAATTATTATCACCACGAACCCAAGCTCCTTCAGAATTATCTACTACTAAAGACGCACCATTTACAATTTTCAACCAACCATCTGCACCATCGTATACCGTTACCGCATTTGAAGTAGCTGGGATTGTATAGTCACCTTCAATGGTCAATTTATGAAATTCATTCTGCCAATTCCAACCTTCGGATTTCAGATTACCGGTACCTACCAGCTTAACTTCACCACCTTCAGCCAACCAATAATTATTACCGGCTGTAATAGATGAATTATCAAACCCACCACTAATAGTCCATGTTCCTGTACCCGCATAACATTTAGTGAGATCGGCTTGATAAAAGTCACCAGTCAAGGTAACATCATGGTCATTTGCATCAAATTCCCCAGTTGTGATAGTAAGCGAACCCGCTGAAAAGTTATCATTTCTCAGAGTTATTTTACCCGGGCTATCTTTTTCAATATGGACGTCTTCAATGAGTTCGTTACCAAAGTCAATTTCGTAGTCTCCAATGTCATCGAACGTAATTGTACCAGTTCCAGCCGTCCAGAAAACATCACCTGTATTGGTCCAGAAGACATGTTGCTTGTAGACATGATCCGGATTGTTGACACTTCCATTAATTGTCAAACTTCCAGCCGCATCCGTAGCTTGATAATACACCGAATAGTTGTAAATGTAGGTGCCAGCGGAAAGTTGCCACACGCTGTTTGAAGAATCATTACATTGAACATAGACAGTACAGTCGTATGTTCCTGACACACAGATAGCGGTAGCAGTTGGGTAATCCAGATAGAATGTTCCAGGTGTCAGCGTACCATCTAATGTCGTAAGTCCACCACCATTATCATTAGCATAACATTGGAGAAATGAACTACCGTTAATTATACCGCCAGTATTGAGATTGATTTTTGAGTGGTAGAAAGCTCTACCGCTCCCGTTCAAAGTGAGAGTCCCATCAACGTCTATGCTTGCATCTGTTCCAACAGTATTGTAGCTACACATGTTGCTTCCGGCAAGTACAGTACGTACTGCACCAACTGGAATTTCAATACTATAGAGATACTTTGTTGAAAGGCTCCCTGTACAAGTAAAGTTACCCGTACCTGTAAGCCTCAATGTGCTTGTATCACGGGTGAAGACTACAGTGTCACCGGTGGCAAAGAAATCACCATTGCAAGTCCAGGTCCGTGATCCGAATGAAATGTTGCAGTTCGCGAGAAAGGACAGATCACCAGCCCCGGTGATCGTCACATTGTTGTCATTCACATCAACTGTGGCTGACACACCTGCATTTACGGTGAAAGATGGACAAGTCCAGGTCTTGTTAGTCCCAGTCATACTCTGAGTACCGCCTGTGATACTAACAACACCAGTCGTGGCATCGTCATTGAAATCGGCCCCGCCAGAGGTTAGGGTATAGGTCTCACATGTGATAGCACTCACAAAATCTACTGTATTAGCTGATTTATTGACTACAATGTCTTCCAATGAATACGGCATATTAACAAATTGATTTACGTCACCCTCAAATGTGATAGTCCCTGTACCTTTAGTATAGATCACATCACTACCGGGTGAGGAGTCATTTAGGAAAACGTTGCCACTAAAATTGAAGTTTGCATTATTGCAATTAAAATATAGATCACCTGTACTGGTTGATTCAGTCATTGCAAATCCGAACGCAGTATCATTACTAGTATTGAAGACCGTACCGGCATTTAGATTGACAGTCAAATCTTCATCGTGAATATTCCCACTGATACCTACACGGAATTGAATTAAACCACCTGTAAAGTTGTAAGTACCTGCGTCAAAATTAACAACACATGCAACATCAGGGCTGGTTATCCACTCGATACGGCAATCATACGTTCCTGGTACCCAATTCGCTGCGGTATTAGGGTAGTAAATTTGTGTAATCCAATTACTCCAAGTTCCATCTAAGACTGTGATACCTACTTCTGGGAAGTACCATCGTATCTCACCCGTCGTTGCCCCACCACCGGTTAGAGTCCCGCCTGTTTGTATACGAAGATCAGTATTGACAGCAAGTGTTAGCCCACCTGTGTTTGTGTTACCTGTAATAAATGTTCCAGTGATATCCAAGATACCTGCGACGTAAACGTTATCCGCATCCCCTAAACCATTGGCAGTGTACGACCCCGTGACATAAAGATTTTCAAAACCCCAATAATCTGTGGCTGTAGCAATCCCTTTACTTGTACCTTTGAGATAGAAATTGGCGGTGTCAACATTATAGGTACCTATACCGTCGATAATTACGTCACCCCAACACGTCCAGTCACCGCTTCCACAGTCTACGGTTCCAGATGTTGAGATATCCAGAGCATCAGAACTTATTGTGACATTATATCCTGCCGCATCAAAGTCACCGCTGCTAATTTCGAGGCTAGTTACATCGAGGTCCGCTGTTAAGGTGATACTACTATTTTTATCAATCACCATATTTTCTAATTCTAGGCCACCCATCCCAATGATATAGTCGCCTGTGGAATCCATAGTAATTGTACCAGTACCCTTTGTCCAAGTTAAGGTCCCCAATGTTACGTCGCTATTAAGGTTACCCTTAATAATTATATCAGGATTGTTGGTTGTATTGATAGCTGTGGTATAACCAGCATATATTGCTTGGCATGTTAAATGATGGAATGTGTAGGTACCGCTGCTAAACACCATATCACCATTATGCAATCGGGACTCTATACGAACTTCTAAGTTATGGGCCGAGTAATCAGCCGGAACCATAACCCCCGCTGTGTGCCACTCTCGTAGGTGGAGCAAGCCACTCAATGAATCATAATCACCATCCCAGGTAGTAAATCCACCACCATCTTGTGCCAGATACGAACGTATAAAGTTAGCTTGAAATACACCTGTCGAATTTAGATGTATTTCACCATAGTAACACCGGAAGCTAGCAATCCCAGTGATTGTACCATCTATTATAAAGGTACTTCCAGAACCATAGACCGGTATAATAATACCCGAACAATTGTAGCTAGCGCCCGATTTGATCCAGGTATTGGCGATGACCATATTGTCTCGTTGCGTCCATGTTTTCCCCGAACCTGATAGATTCCAAGTTGTACCTCCTCCTATCCAAGTTCCACTTTGGCCAGTGGTAGAGATATTACCTGAGATTTCCCAGGTATTATCACCCCAGTCTATTGCACCCGTTCCTGTTAAAGTAAGGTCACCAACTGTTACATCGTATGTTGATGCGTCAAAATCGCCGGAATTGATTGTAAGACTATCACACTTCAACTCGTAAGCTAACGAGATATCCGTACCACCTGTTTTATTTATGATGATATTTTCAACTTCATTATCATAGAAGTCAATTTCACGGGTATCCCCACCGTTGAAAGTAATGGTGCCTGAACCCTTGAACCAATTATTGGTAGCGAAGTGATAGGATGAAGTACCATTGATAGTCCAGTCAATATCCAGAGTTGGGTGGTTACAATAGACATTCAAACCACCTGATGTCGCCCCAGACCGCAAGAACAGAAGACTTCCAACATTAAAAACAGGTTGTGAGGATCGGCAATCTACATTCAATGTATCCCCATCTTCAGCTTCAAAGAGTAGATATCCAGAAATATCATAAGTCCCGGTATCAGGTTGCCATGTTTTGACACCACTTGTAGAATGAACTCGAATATGCCCACCATAAGTTCCTGCTGGGATCAATGAGGTTGTGTCTGGATCAACAAAGTATGTTCGAGCGGGGCTATAGGTGTAAGAACCATTTAGGATAAGCCCGGTGTTGCTACCAGCCAGATAAAAGATAACATCACTAGTACCTGTTACGGTGCCAGTTGTTTCAACTGTTAGATTAGCACTATAAAGTCGAAAATCAACAGTGCCATCGACAGTTAAAGTACCAGCAATAGTAGCCGCAGAATTAATATCAACTGCCACGCTTGTACTAGCATGAATATAAGCTGATTTGCCTGCCGGAATCGTCAGATATGGAAGGGCTTTTGTACCACCTCCCAATAGATACTTGTCAACCCCATTCATTATGAACTTTTGACTAGAATCTACTGACCAAGTTGTCACATCTTTCCAATCAAAATGACCATATAAATTCCAATCTGCACCACCTGTTGTCAAGTTATCGAAATCAAGGACACAATCTCCTTCAACAGTAACTTGATGTGAGTCACAGTTAATTCCACCATCAGTACCAGTTAAATTTTTACAATGTAAGTGGGCTCCATAACCAAGATTCAAGAAGAGATCACTACCTGTACCCGAATTATCTACTACAACGTTTCCAATTTCATGGGCCCATTCATACTCCTGATTAGCTGACCCAACGAATTCAAATGTCTCATCGTTAACAGTCCAAAAAATATCGGCAGACGTAATACCACCGCCGTACAGACAATCTCCTCCTATTTGGAAAGTGGGATTATTTGTCATGTCTATGTAAACGGCGTTACCACTAATATTGTTTAATCTCAGATGATTGGCGAGGTAAAAAGTTCCCGCGTCGGGTTTTATATAGCAATCATTACCACCATAAATGTAAGTAGTAATCTGATTATAAACCCCTGGTGCCCATCGCGTCCCCGCTGTACATTGATAGAATCGAAGCTCGTAACCAGCGTAGATTCCGTCATTCAGTACCAATCCATTACCTGATGTAGTATTATAGAATAGTAGTGATTGCTGACGTGTACCAGTCCACAGGGCATTTGTCCGAATCCAAACCCTTGCATCAGTCCAGCAATAAACACGTTGGTCTTTAGTATCGAATGTCGAATTAGCTTGAAGATCCACAGAACCAGTGATGTTAATCACTATGTCCGTACCCGCCATCAATGAACATGTCGAACTATTGATAATTTGTAGTCTATCTAGGTATTGCCAATTGGTATAGGTTAGAGTTTTAGATGCTGCAAAGATAATTTGACACCCTGTCGCATCCATGCTTGTGATATCGATATCGCCCCAACCTGTAATATCACCAGTTCCAAGGTCGATAGGGCCGGCACTAGCCCCTTTTGACAACCCAGCGTGAGTTTCAAGATCATAGGAAACCCCAGTCCAAAACCCATCTGTTAGTACTAGATTTGATGTATGAACATTCCCAGATTGCGTCATACCACCAGCACCAGTTCGATTTAATGTAATAGGATCGACTCGTGGGACTGCTTCAATTTGTGATGCAGCAGAACCAGTAAGATTGATAATGGTGCTGGAACTTAATGTCCAAGTGGCATTTGTCCGAACAAAGAAGTTTCCTTGCACATAGAGATCATAATCATTGGCATCGAATGTACCTTGACTAACGTCGAAGTTTACACAATTAACATCCGAATTCATAGTGACTGTGCCACTGGAAGCATAGATTTGAATGGTTTGGACTGTCCAGTTCGTAAAGTCCCAATCCCTGGCAACTGCGCTACTGGCGTAACAGGATTCAGCATTCTTTGTCCACCCTCGTGATGCACCATTTGCCGTTTCCATCCAATCATATACATGACTGTTGAACGTCCATTTATTTCCAGTCACCCCTGTGTTATCGACATTGACAGACCCAATATTAACTGTATCGGAGAGAGTGGCAAAATAGCCACTAATTTGCACGTCAGTTGAGCTACCGGCCGCATGGAGTGTGAGACTACCATTCGGATACCAAGAACGAATCTCAGCACGAAAATAACCACCAATCTTACATACCTTATTCGGGAATGTAAAATGTCCATCGTTACCTGAAGGTCCAAACACACGGAAGTTAACTTCCCAACCATAAGTAGCCCCAAAATCCCAAACCCCTACACCTGTAGTTGTTGAGGGGTAGAGACAACGAATCGATCCATTACGAATACGAGCCGTAGACGCCATCGACTGGACACCACCTGTACCAGGAGTAAACCAATTAATTTGGTGTCCACCTAGATCAAAATCTGCCCCGGATTCCAAGTACAATTTCGAGATACAAGTCCCACCAAGGTTGTAGTTTCCAGCATCGGTGTCGGTTAGTGTCAATGATTTGTCTGTTTTAATCGTAAGCGAATTATGCCACAAGACAGCCCCCACGGCAGAAATTGTCCCATTGATTTCAAGATCATAAAAGTATCGATTTGCGGCACTATTGGTTAGTGTTTTTCCTGTCCCGGTCATTATGAATTTTGAGGCATTTGGCGTAAACGTCCCCACATTTACATAGTTCAAATGACCTGCGGTTGTCCAGGTACCACTACCCGCTATGATCTGTGTACCGGCGATAATCATGTCACCAGTTGTCGTGAAATTGTACGTATTACCACTTAGCGTCCCTGTGTAATCAGAGCGCATGTCCAATTTTGTTATGGAAACATTAGCATCCAGCCCGCAATTACCTTGCCCGCTAGAAGCTTTGAAAATAGCTGTATCGCCAGCCTGTGGATAAGTTCCACTAAGTGGACCACCGTCAGTAGTTGACCAGTTATTTGAGGTCCAGGTGTTATTGACCGACGATCTCCAGTAATACGTAGCCATCTGCTTGCTCCACTCTGTTGCTGCTCAAACTTGTAACAAGTGAAAAGATCCGACAGTCGGGAACATCCCCCGACTGTCGGGATTGTTAAAATTAGACTGCATTTTCTTGCAGTACGAATCGACCCTCAACAGTAGCATAAACTTCGTAGTCAGCCGGAATATCATTCGCAGTCGGAACTTGTCCACTAACAACCAACTCGCAATCATCAACGCCATTTACGGCTTCAATTGCTGTTTCAATAGTGGCAAGATCATCTTGGTTATTACCACTGGTCAAACGAAGAACTCCCCAAGCGACCTCTCGCTCGGCTGTTAAAGGACCAACCTGTTGCCGTTGGGGACGATAGAACTTGTCCCAATAGCGTTCCTTCATATCGGAATCGCTAGTCTCGGTAATTCTTAGGCGATCAGCCATAGGTTAACTCCTTATTCAGTTGAATAATAGGATACATTGAGTTGGGTACTGGCTACTTCTTCAATAAATTCAATTGCGTCTAAGTCTCCAGTGTACCAAAATTCTTCCCCAGCAGAAATTCGCATCCCTACACCTGCTGCTGGGGACGTGCCATCATCACGCCATCGAACGTTCTGTGTCACGGCTTGAATGAGGGCCATTGTAGCACCAGCGGGGACTGTTAGTCCTGTTGCCGTAGATGGGGTTAGTTGTTGGTAACCCTTCGGCACTAAAGGTGCATCTTGAATTGAGATGACACCACTCTTTACCCGTGTTGGAATGCTCATCAGCCCGAACTCCAGTTATTTGTACTAATTTAACTGCCCCCGAAGGGGTAGTTAATTAGGAAATTCGTTTAGACTACGACGTATGTATAATTCTGATTCGCAGAGACCGAGTCTACATACACTTCGTTAGCGTTCTCAACTGGAAGAGTGATACTTTCACCAGCGTCCAACGGATAACCATTAGCACTGTTTTGGGCATCAACTGTGGACTTACCAACCCACAATGGGTTAGTAGTGCTGTTATCGTCACGCGACCGAACCATCACGAACTTGTTCGCGGCTGTATCGGCATGTAACTGCTTGGCTGTGTTAGCTGTCTCGGAATTAGCTGTCACAACAGTGGTAAATGCTGTCGTTTCCTTAACCAATGCCGCTACACTCTCAACGTTAGCAACTTCAGCTACATTAGCAACCTCAGCTACGTTAGCAACCTCAGCTACGTTAGCAACCTCAGCTACGTTAGCAACCTCAGCTACGTTAGCTACATTAGCAACTTCAGCTACATTAGCAACTTCAGCTACGTTAGCTACGTTAGCAACCTCAGCTACGTTAGCAACCTCAGCTACGTTAGCAACTTCAGCTACATTAGCAACTTCAGCTACGTTAGCTACGTTAGCAACCTCAGCTACGTTAGCAACCTCAGCTACGTTAGCTACATTTGCAACCTCTTGGACGTTGACAACTTCGTTAACTTGGGTTATATTTTCGATATTTCCCACTTCAACGACAGTTTCGATTGTCCCTTCTACAACATTAACGGGAATAGCCATAAGTTTTACTCCTAATCAGTTTGCTTGTCGCGGCCTTTACCGCGAACGGGTTTGTCTACAGAATCACTCAGGGTTGTGTCACGACTTTCTTCTTTTTCTTCCCTACCTTCGTGGGCCGGATCAGCAGATAAGTCGTTTACACCACGGGCTCCCTCCCGTATATTGTCCTCCTCATCGCCAGATGATTGGGCTTCTTTAATACGTAGAATACGTTCCATGTGATCCTTTCGAGCCTGGAGGTATTCATTCTCACTGAATCCAAGGGCTATTGACGCAGTCTGCTCCCCACACAACCCTGCCTCCATGGCCCTAATAACGGTATCGGGGTCACTAGTTGTATAATTAGCGGTAGATACTTCCCTATAGATTTTGTCTAAAGTTTCAACGGTAGTTTTTCCACTTAAAAGAGTTTCTACAATGTTCTTTGCTAGTTCACGTTTAACTGTAGCTCCTGGCACAGTATACATGAGTTCAGCAACTTTTGTAGCTTCTTCAATACGATCCCTGTCAGTCTTTAGACTATACCGATCAGGATATTTTATTGTGGCGATAAGGCGTTTACGTGGCTTACGTTCTTCGTAAGCCGCCCAGAATTCAGCTAACCGTCTTTCGGCTCCTTCAAGTATAAGCCCAATAAAAGATAATCCAGCTTCCAAACCTTGATTATCCATTTCTTTTGATTCGGGAGATACTCGTTTACCTACTTTATTTTGAATAGCAAGTTGGACCAATTTACGAATATCGTCCTCAAGTTTTTCTTGCAACTTTATTGATGCCTCTAATGGCTCTGGGGACGGATGAATAAATGATGGAGCTTCCATCTTCATATCGTAAGCACGGCCCTGAGTCGCCCCTACTTGAATCTCTTCATCTTTAGCCCCTTGACCACCGGCTGTTGCCGTACCATCAGGATTAGTTGCATGTTTAAGATGGTCTCCGACAGCGCGTAAATCTCGTTGCTCAATATAAAAAGGATAATTCGCTTTCAATGCGTATGCTACATCACTTGAACCTAAATTCAATAACGCAATTTGGTGTCTACAAACGTCTTTCAGTAGGCTATCACCTATATCTAAAAGACAGAACGGGATTTTAGTTAATTCGAGTTCAATAGGTTCGTCGGCTGTTGGTAAACCAGTGTCCCTATCAATAGGCATCCCCTGAGGATCAAAAAATTGAACATTGACCCTTCCTGTTTCTTGATTGATCCAAACCAATCTAAATCGTTCATAATTACCATCGGGGATACGAACTTGATAACCACCTGGTTGTTTGAAAGTCGTGCAACGATCACGCAGTAATAATGATTGAAATTCCTCTGGTTTACTGGGATTACTACATGTCCAAGAAAGAATATCTTCGACTGGGTACATATAGAGATACGGGCGTTGTTCCATGGTATCGGCAAGACTAGCCTCAACAGAAAAGCTAGGGGTAGCTACGGGCATATCTACATAACAACCTACTCGCCCCATAACAAGTAATTCTGTTAAGATATCGACACCCATAAACTTGTCCATACTGGAACCACGCATATCAACGCCACCTTCCAAACCTTGGACAGAATATTTGTAGGTCTGTGAACCTCCTTTACGGAGAGCATCGCGTAGTCGTTGGAAAATTGAATTCCGAACGTCATTGATTGCTGCTTTAGCAAAGGCGGGAATCGGAGTGATGGACTTTCTCGCCGTGAAAGCCTCATCATCTTCACGAGTGGTAAACTTTTGTAAGTAATTACTCACATAGTATTCACCAGACTCGTAGGTATTTCGCCAAAGTTGCCAGTGCCCAAAATCACGTAAGTAGACTGGGTGCCTAGCAGAAACCAAGTTTTGAAAGGTTGCAGCAGGGGTGGCCATTGTACACCTCAGTTTTAGTCTTCACGAGTCCAAAGTTCCTTATCCCATAGGAATGGACGCTTTGGATACTTGCCTAATGTTATAGCTTTAACCATGAGTCGAATTGATAAGCGTATCGACAGTTGAATTAAGCGGTAAAAGTAACGATAGGCGGCATGCCTTCGTTGGATTCTATCCTGAACTCGTGGCCGACTTCCCCACCATTTAATCAATTCCTTCAAGACTGGAAAGTCCCAACCAAAAGTCGTTACCGCAAGCAGATGCTTGAGAAAGGTTCGGATAGGTTTATGTTCTTTCCACCATGCTTGTAGGGCTCGTCGTCGTTCAATATTATTCATTATGTCGCTCCTTATAGAAATGCAGCTATGTCCTTGTTAGTTACATACGATGCTGCTAAGGGTAATGCAATTTCTGCGTAGCAACGTGCTTGAGCAAAGTGGTCGGGACCTGTTTCCACGTATTTTGCAATTGGGTTGCCAATTTCGTCCCTCTCGTATGTTCTAATTGGGGCTTTTAGTTGTTCCCGGTATTCTCTGGAAATGTCTCGTGGCAGTAGTATTCGTTTTGATCGAAATCGTCCTAAAGCCGCGTCTAACCAATTCGTTCGATCTACAGTCGCCATCGGCGTCCCTAGTTCGTCCTCTTGAATCGAAATCTCTTTTCCAGTTTGCCCTCGCCTGTATCGACAAAGAGTTACATAACCTGGGAATCTACGGGCAAAGCGTCGAGCGTCATTGATTTGTGGGTCTGGGTCGATTACACAGTGCATGACTTGCCACTCACGCATCAGTTCATCTAATCTGGGAAACTCATCTTCTAATATCTTCCCCGTCCATAAAATCTTGGCTGTCGCGGCTACATTGAGATCATGTGAATAGGTATCGAAAAAGTATTCCGTAATCTCAATGTTATGCCACTTACCTTGGTCAACTCCCATCACGATCAACCGACCACTCTCTAAGGGGCGTGTCTCTTGTGTAGTGTAGTTAGATATACAATTATCGAGTATGTCATCGGTAATTTGCCCACCTTCTGGGATGTATGGCAAACCAAGTTTTGAGTTATGGAATTCAACATTCGCTGCTTCATCACCTAAACCACGAAAATAAGCAACAACAAGCTCACCTGGGGATACAGTGTACGAATACATTTGGTTGACATGGAAACTCCGGTGATCGTCGTCTGCTTCGGGGTTTGTAACATGCCATTTCGCACTTTTAAGCCACTCAGGTTTTATCATATGATCTAAACGGTGTTGACACTCTTTACATTTCAAAAATGATTGTGAGCACTTGGGATCATTTACGTCTTCTCCATGGATCTCAATGCAATCAGGCCACGTTAATTCGGTCCATTTATTGCAGTGCGGACATATGAATGTCCATTCTTCCATTGTACCTTTAAGAAATAACTTGTGAATCCCGTACTTTGGAAGTGTGGGTGTGCTGATTGCAAAAACACTTTTTTCCATATGACCAGATAAACGCTCTAAAGCGAGCCAAATAGCTCGTTGATCCATTTCGTCCATTTCGTCTAAAATCAGATATGAGACTGGAATGGATTTTAGGTTGCTGTCGCCGCGTGATCCTCTGATGTATAGTGGAACGGCTCCCGCTTGCTTGAGTCCAATTGTGTTCGTATCCGTGAACATGGACTTTAAGTATTCGGAATTGTGCAATGCCCCATTGAATCGAGTCTTTGAAAAGTCGGACGCATTGTTTTGAGTTGGCAGTACATATAGAACTGCTTTCTTCAATACATCGATTGTATAAAAGGCTCGATTGATAGCGATTTCGGTGACGCCTAATTGCGCTCCCTTCATAGCCGTGTTGAACGATGCTGTTGAATCGGAAATCTCCTTGCACCATGGATGATAATCGAAGGAAAACGGACCTGGAAAGTCTGTCTCTTCGCCCATGATTCGCCGTCGTGAGGCCCATTTGGTACAGCTTGAAATAGTCTTGCTGCGTAAGCCTTCGGCTATAGATAATCCAAGCTCGTTTAGTAAATTGCTCATTCATTTTAGAAGAGATCGCTCTGGTGTGCATGTTTGACTCTAACGACCTAGTTCAGTAGTCAGGTGGTCAGAGGGGATTAGGAGGCGTTTCATCAAGAGCGATCTCGTTTTACTCTGGGTTACTGTCTTCCGGTTTGGGTTTCGGAGGTAAAGGCAATGTTTTAACCTTAGCGGGTGCAGTTATACCCTGCTTGGGTTCCACATGGTTCGAGACCTTTGCCATCATTACTTTGCCACCCTTTTCATTTGGTTCAGTTTCGACTCGAACCGAGTCTGGACCGACTTTAGGAATAGGTTTTCGTTTTCGGACATTTCGGCGTCGTTCCCTTTTTGGCTGAGGCGTAGATTCAAGCTTAGGTGTTGGCTCAACCACGGGCGTCGACTCTAAAGTAACCTCTGATTTCAAAGCTTCTGGCTTTGGCTTGAGGAAGTTTTCTGGTCGATGGCGTCTGGCATCGAATTCAACCCACTCTTTACCTTCATGGGCCAAGGTAGCCAAGATTTTACTATTACTATCAATTGCTTGATAGATAATCAAATTGGGCTTCCCCTGAAGATCAAGTTGTGGACGAGGCAACATCTCGATTCGATTATAGCCCTTATCCTCATGGATTTCGAGGACAAGCTTAAATGTCCCTATCGGTGTCATTGGAAGTTGCAACATTAGTTATACCCTCCCGAGTATTTAGATCACCATAAGGAGAACTGACAGGGCAATTTTGAGAACGGTCATCCAATTTTCTTTGAGCCATTCTACTATCTGTTTCCATAGAGTTGACCAATCAAAACCACTCTTTGCTGCCATTTCCTTTGGCATTTGGGCTCGAACTTGATTTTCAAATTCACCCCAAGCGTTAAATGGTTTACGTGTTTCCTTATGCAATCGTATAGGTTTTCTGATTAGGCTGAGAACTTGTTCATGTTCCGCAGCGGTAATTTGGTTACGCCGACGAGCACGTCGGGCGGCAAGTCGTGTAATGAACTTGAAATCGCCATGATATCGGTCAGGTCGGTCCTTAAATTGGAGGGCATGTTGAAGAAAACCTTCGTCTCCCGCGCCATCCATTAAAACTTCATCGTCGGTTAGGACAACCAGTTGTTCAACTGGTTGTTCAATTTCTTCGACTTGAGGTTCATTAATCTCTTCTACAGAATCATTAAAATGTCTCTGGCGCCGAAGCTGTCGAACTTCGCGACGTGAGAGTTCTGTAACCTCTAAGTCTTCAGATTGTTGTAGATCGTCGCTCATATATTTACCACAGTTTGTATTTGTTAGGACCATCTACAAAATCATAGTGTATACGGTCAGGGTCGTCTGGTGTTTCAGGCTTATTTAGGTATCGGGTGATGGCTTCTGTCGCTACTGGACCTCGGTATCTTTTAACTTGCTGCCCCTCATCATAAATAACCATTGTTGGGTAGCTTGTTACTGCATGTTCCCGTATCAATTTCTGGTTTGCGTTGTTGTAGATAACAAAAATCTTGTACCCTTGACTCTGTAAATCTTTGATGTGAGGATACATTTGCTTGCAACCACCACACCCCTCCATCGTGAAGAATATCATATAATTCTTCACAGAATCAGGGACTACGATCTTTTTTTGGGACCACTCCCAGATTTCCTTCGCTCGCGCCTCAACCTTCGCTCCTCTTTCCTTTGGGCCAGTTTGTCGGCCAATTGGTCTGCGAGTCCAGTCGAGTCCATCTCGCTCGAAGTTTCCATTGGGAGTGAGTCCATCGTATTCTTGGAGTCTAGCTGCGGTACGCCGGAATGATCCAAGTAAGTTTCCCCCAAATCGGTTACCTTCTCCACTGTCTCTGGGAGATCTATTTTCTGTCCCTTTGTCCAGGATCGCCAAAGACCCCAAAACAGACTTATTACCTTTCTCATTAGCTTCAGCATGGTACAAACCCACCGTTAGAATAAGTAAAATTGCCACTAAAATTCGCATCTATTTTCCTCGCACCTAAGGTAATAGTCGTCAAACTACTCCTCACGTAACACTTACCAAAAACGATAATCCAGATCAAGACGTGGATATCCAAGGTAAGCACTCATTGCTATACTGTCCCCTTGTCTCAAACCACGATCAATGACACTAGCATCTGCCCAGAAGGAACCCTCTGGTTGCCCGTGTCGTTTTGGGCCGTAAACCCAGTTAGAATTACCAGCCCAAACTGCACGCCCGTTTCTACGTACATAGATAACTTGATTCGGAACGGTCACACAGAATACTTCACCTCGATAAGGTAATAAAATAGGTTTGTAAGTTATATTTTGCTCTAGTGCTTTTATCTTAATGCCTATTCGATACTCAATATGTCGAGTAATTCCGCCTGTTCCGTTATCACGTCCTCGCCGATCTGTATACGAAATGTCACCAGCGAAACCACAATGCAATAGTAAACGTTGAAAATCATCAGCCAATTGCTTGGACGAAGTGTAATAAGTTCGTTTTATTCCTGTATCACCTTGACTAATGGATCCATCCCCTAGCATCAAAGCATCATACAATATTTTCAATTGGCGGGCAGAACATTCCCAAACATAATCAGGGATATATTTTTCATGGGCTTTACCAAAAGGTAGTAATTCTGTGAGTAAATCCTTGCTTGTGTGATTTAGAAATAATTTGGCATGGGAATTAAAATCAAAAGGTAATTGGTCCAAGCAAGCACGAATGATCTTGTAGTTAACTTGATTAGTTTGACAAATACCTACTATTCTCTGTATCCCATTTTTTGCACCTTGGTGATATGATTGATTTTTACTAGTATACCCTTCGGATAAAAAGTAACCAAGAAATTCTAACCACAAGTCCATTGGAATTTTAGCATCACCTACTTGATGAATCTCTTTGTCGGGTCGTGAATTATTAGCATCCTTTTTCATTTTAATAGTTTGAAGGCACTCATCAGCCCGAGTTAAAAACCAGTTCTCTGGCTTATCACGTTTAGCCACATATAAATTATGATTAGGTGTAATAGCCAAATCTATATCTCTGGATTTATGATGCCATAAATAACTATTGTATGGATACCGATGGTAGCAGGTGGGGGTTTGATATTCAAGTTCATGTGTTTCTTGATTCAAAGTAGCTATTTTTTCAGATTCATTTAAGTCTTTGAACAGCTTCCATCCTTCGTCTGTAAGAATTTCGGTTTGTTCATCAAAGCAACCCCAACTATTAATTATAAGACCGCCTGGGCGCTTAAAAGCATCATCCACACCTGCGATAAGCATCGCGTGCATCCAGGGTCGTCTGCTCGGGGCCAAGAATCCATCTTTATCTCGTCCTCCTCGGGTCTTGAATCCCACATTGCTACACATGCAAACGAGGTGTCCGTTTGCTATCGCATCGCGGCATTCATTCCATGACCTACAGATCGAAACGGTCTTTACCGGGTGTAATCTGCAAAGCGGCTCCAAGGGGTCGGGGACTCCCTTTTTGCCGAGTTCGCGAGCTACCCGTCCTGAATATTCTGTGTAGTCGTATTGCCCACCAAGATATCGCTTGCGTTGTAATACGCCCCATTGTGAGATGAAATCTGCGGCCCAAGTTCCCATAGAACCATCACTGTACTTGATCCTACCGCCGCCAACTTCGTGGCGACTACCGGCATAAATGATCTCAGTAGCAGCTTTAGCAATCCAACGCTCAGGCTTACCAAGCATGAGCATCTGAACTGCGGTTAAAATGTCCACACCTAGTCCAAAAGCATGGCTAACACAATTATGTACACTGTAACCATTGGCTATAAAGGAATGATCTTCTTCAACATCAATACAATATACAGTTGTAGCTACTCTTGAGATAGTTGAAACAGATTGTAGTTTACGTTTTAATCCATATGGATTAGCTTCAGGGTATGTATAAACTTTATTCGATATTCCTGGATACAATTTGGCTGTGTCAGCGACCCCCAAATAAAGAGTTTGAGCTTGAGCCCGCTCCCCTTGAACTTTTATAAACGACATGGTTGGATTAAAACCACAAGTATTAGCAAGTCGAAACATACCTGTAACAAGTTCACGCGATACACTGGTACCAGAACAACATGGACCACGTTTCTTTAAGGATTTACATTGTTTTCGGCCGGGGCAACTGCCATCGCCTTCTAACCATCCAAATAAACATTTGAGTTGAATTTCTTTAGACGCTACTAGAATATCCTTAGGTACTTCCTTAGTATAAGTATTACCTGGTATAAGATGCTTGAAAAACATGGCGACCGCTTTGTTTTGGCATCTTACATACTTTACAGTTGGTTTACTTGGTACTGAATATACCTGGCACTCGATACCAAAGATTTGTTGCATAAGAGTTGCGATTGTATTAGCAAATTTTTCTTCAGTATGTCCTAAGTTAAAATCAACTTTACACCATTGACCAGGCTTCCATTCAGGTCCCTGGGCTCTACTACAACCACCTTCTGCAAGATACGCTCCAATAACATAAGCAAGTCGGTCATCCAGATGTACAAAACGATTTACCCATTTTGAACTCTGTTTGGCTCGTAGTTTATTGTCTCTAATTTCAGCATCGGGACATATATCAAGGAGATCGTATGTTTTGCTTATTGTAGAACCTCGATAACTTTGAATAAAGACATGGTCGTCGAGACTAAGCTCCCCTGCTGGTTTCCATTTCCCCCCACCCACAAAAATCAGATGGTCAGGGGTACAAACAACATCTTCAAAAGTTCCTTTAGCTTGAAATCGAATCATGCTTTTCTTAAACGGTTTACGTATAGTTCTAGTAACCCGTTGGGGTCGTCCTAGATGACTTAAAACATATTCTCCAACTTTGATTCGTTCAATTTCTTTGCGATTACCATCTGCCATAGTAACCAAGGTTCCAGCTTGCTTACAATCGCCAATTTCTTGAAGGTGTGGAACTAGAGGGGACTCAGTCACTTCCTCAAAATACTTCCAAAGGCAAACAAGTTTACCTTTTCCAGTATTGAGGATTTGTTTATTTTGTTGTGTTAGATATGGTTTTATTTGCGTTCTTACCCAACGGTCTCGTATAATGGGGTCATCAATCCACCCGCCCTGCACGGCTGTTGGAATTGTATCATCCGCTGCTTGCAACCAGGGGGGTATCCAAAGGCCCGAGCCCATTGAAAGGCCAGCCGTGGTACCCAATCCCCATTTCAAAAAATCCCGCCTTAACATTACCTTATCTCCATATGCTACTTATGCGGATTTACTGCTTGCTAGTTGCAAAATATCGCAACCCTTTAGCAACCTCCTTCCACACGGCCGAATGCTGGGATTGTGTAACCAGTAGCCCATTGTTGGCACGTTGTTCTAGCTCCGCTTGCAGGGACCGTAAAAATGGAATCCAAGCTTGAAGTTGTTCACCTAAGGCGGCGCGATTGGCTTCTGTTGTAGCTGTAATAATATCGTAAGGCTGTGTTAATGTCCCAGCGTCGATTTGTGCAGCAATACTCTCGAAGGCACCAGCTAACTTAACTGCATCATTGGATCGAGATGGGGATTGTATTCCAGTACACCATGTCCCTATTTTCTTGCTTAAAGTAGTAGCCGGCCCCGGTGGTACAGGCGGCTCAGGGTCGGGAGTTGGGGGTGGTGGTGTAGAACCAATTACTCGAACTACATGTCGCTTAACATTCACACTATCATTTACAGCGCAGGCCACGATGAACATGAATTCACCAGGTACACCAGAACTAAAAACCGCACGTCGGCCTTCATCAATGACTAAGAAGTCTTCTGTTTCGGGTACAACCATCCATTCAAATTTGTTGCCAACAGACTGAGAAACATCCAAGACAACTAACTTCCCTATTTTAACTTCAGCGGGTGCTGCAATAATCACTTCGGCTTCATCACCGGCAAGGTTCTGCGTTAACCCACTGTAGATTGTAACATTCTTCTGTGCCATTACTGATGTGGTAACCACAGGCGGTGTCTCAAATTGATCTGAAACATATTGAAAACTGAAAAAGCCAAGCACTGCCATAATAACGAGGCTGGCTATCCCAGTCATCATAAGTTTGCGTTTCCGATTAAACATGATTTTTCCCTCGCTAGTTTCATTCCGGGGCGGGTAGCCTGGGGCAAGGCTACCCGCCCACCTACATGCCCATCCAGGGCTTATCTCTCTCCTAGTTTACCTAAAGTTCGAGCAAGATTGCAGCGTCGTTTAGCTGTTGTGCTAAGTTTTTCTGCTGGTTGGTCACAATATGCCTTCCAACTAGAAAATCCGGCCGCTTTAGCTTGTTTAGTTAAAGCACCTTCCTTGAGCCCCGCTTTTTGAATCCATTTCTTTGGCTTCTTTTTAGCCATGGTTACTTTCCTTCGGGTCGTGGACGCTCTCGTCGGGGTTTACGCTCATCATTTCGAGCAAAGCGAATCTTTTGTCGCTTCAGGTTTTTCTTTTCTTGTTCGTCAGTAGTTTTATTAGAGTCTTCTGCCATGTTATTAGTAGTCCTACTAGGGGTCATTGTTGCTGTTTAACTTAACTAATCTTCGTGTAAGTCACAAATCGTAAGCCGGTATTTACAAGACCTTGTATTGCGACTAAACCAGCAACTAAAGCTGTGTTATTTGCAATCAGGTCATGACCAGCTAAGTAGCCGATAATACCAGCCACCAACGTTAAGCCATTTACCCAGATAATCTTGGACTGGAACCAAGACTTCTCAGGAACTTCCGCTTCCGCTTCCGCTTGAGGTGTAAGATCATATGCTGCCATTGTTTACCCTTTCATTATGGATTATTGTGCCATCTTAACAGAATGATACTAATGCCAGTCAGACGCATGGCTTAGTCTCTTTCTGTAAAGTTGTAATCGTTTTCCGTAGGGAATACTTCCTGCCCAATGGGAAATCGAAGGTTGGGTGTTCGCACCCATCCTTGTGAACCATACCGAGTTACTCGTGTTTTCCCTACCCAGTACAAGTTCCCCCATGGGGTCCTCATGTAATCATTGTAGTTCCTTGCATCTTGGACCTCACGCCCTTTGTAATACAAATGACCTTGATAGAGATATCTGTCGCCAGGTGGTACAAGGTGTTGAATGTAATGCTTCCAATTTCCCCTCTCATAGGTGCGGGAGATATCCATTGCGTAGATGATCGGTGTAGTAGTGCATACAACACCATTGCTGGTGTCACTGACTGTGACTAAACCCGTTAAGAGTGTCAAAATCATTAGTGCTTTTCTCATAGATCCCCTACCTCAAGTTTATTGCCAATCGGCCCTTTGGCAGCATGGAATTGCCAACCTGTTGTTGCATGCCAATAACAGTTGCCCCAGGGTGTAACATAGTAATCGTTAATTTGGAGTGCTATTAAACATTGGTTTCCGTAGCAAAGAATGCCACGCGATTCCTTATAAATGTAAAAGTGCCATCCGTTTTCCCTTAAATCCCCTGGGAAGTCGGATGGCAGATCAATACTTATGTTCGTACTAGCTGGTGCACTATTTGTATTTAAGTTGGCTTGCAAATCAACTGAAATAGCCATAATGACACTGACTACAACGGTTAATAAAAAGAGATCAACGGTTAATACAAAGAGATCACAGAGTTTATTCATTGTTTTGGATATTTTGCATAAGGTAGTGTTCAATTTTTGCCCCTAGGAACTGAGTCGCCCCCAAACAAGCAAACGGTTCGCCACGAAAAGCATAAGATACATCTTCAGTTTTTAAGACTTCACCGCGATTAAACAAACCAACCATTGCAAAAACATCAAAACGCTGCTTCAAAGCATTCAAAAGGTCTTCAGTAGGTACTAAATCTAAGTCTGGCGTCATTATTCTATCTTCTGGTCCTTACCGGCTTCTATGATGATGGCAATAATGCGGTCACCAATACGATCAATAATTTCGTCTTTATCTTCAACCTCTTCGAGTTCATCTACGATGATATGGATGATATCTCGACCCAGATTCAAGACTGATGATTTTGAGAGTAGGGTGCCGAGATTTCGTTCAACTAGGTTGCAGGACTTTACCAGACGCTCGACTGTAAGGAGTAGGGTATTGAGTGTACCGCAAGCCGCGAGCAAATCCCCGTCGTCATGGATCATATTGAATCGCTTCTCGACGAGCATTCGAGCAAAAGCGATTTCTTCGCGGAGTGATTTGATGTCGTCGTGGTCCGAGAGGGCGGCCAGACGATTCGAGTATTGAGCTTCAGTCAAGAGGTACTGGCGGACCTTTTGGTCTTCCAGACGCTTGAGCGCATGTCTATCGTGAGTGTGGCAATAAATTGACCCTTCTACCCGTTCGAGGGGGCATTGGGCGTCGTCATTGACGTGTTGACAGCGTTTTTCGGGGCTCGGTATACCCATAAAGTTTCTCCTTCTTATACTCCTATCGGAATAATCGTTATAAACCGAGAAAAAATTCGGAAAACTACATGGATTGCAACTTTTATTGCAATCTTCGGTAGATTTGTATACAGATTTACATTGTCCTAGCCGACAAAAATGCCATTTTTTCTTCAAAATTCCCCAAGAATCCCTTGACTTTTGAGCTTTTATCTGATATACTTGTAGTAGAGCTTTGAGAGGAGCCTATGAACCGCGTACAAGCTTTTGGACAAAATTACAGGTCAATCCAGTCTCTTGCTGGTGACCCGCGTTGCGCTGTCTCATATCGAACCCTCTGGACACGGATTCGTATTTATGGGTGGTCGCCCCATGACGCTGCGCGCACCGCGTCGGATATCTCATGGTATCAAGTCTGGGACGAAACTTATCCCACCTTGAAAGATGTCGCTAACGACGCGCGATGTGAGGTTAGCTTTGAGAAACTTCGACGCCGTGTGTACGACGACATACCGTTGTATGACGCGGTACGTGAAGTCCCCACGACTGTAAAGGTCTACAATGTTTGGGGCACCGATTACTTACGAATCAAAGACATAGCTGACGATCCTCGCTGTGGAGTTGTCTATCGAACCCTTGCATACCGGATTGCAGAAGGAATTCCGCTCGATATTGCGGTTTTACCACATAAACGGTACATCGAATGGAAAAAAAGGCGGCTATATGCCTAGAAACATTGTTATCTTTGGTGCATCGGGCGATTTAACACGCCGCAAATTGATTCCGGCATTGTATAACCTATGGTTAAACAACAAACTCGGAAACATCCGTATCTTTGGTGTATCCCGTACAAACTTCACAGACGCAGAGTGGATTGAACACCTTACTCAAGGTCAAGACCTCGGTGCTAAGTGGCAACAGTTTTCTCAGTTGCTTTCCTACTGCCCTGGGGACGCCACTAAGGATATGATTCCCGATGGTGAGGTTTACTACCTCGCTGTCAACCCCGACCTCTACGGCCCCATAGCGAGCCGTATAATGGAAGGTGTGAAGCATCCTATTGTACCACGCAAATTGATTGTCGAGAAACCATTTGGCACAAACCTGGAAACCGCACAAGCGTTGAACAAAGAACTTCATCGCTACTTTCGGGAGGACCAGCTTTATCGGATCGACCACTACCTGGGGAAAGAAACTGTACAGAATCTTCTCGTGTTTCGATTCGCCAACGCGATCTTTGAACCCATTTGGACCCGTGACTATATAGATCATGTGCAAATCACCGCTGCTGAGACAGGCGGGATCGGGTCTCGGGCCGGTTATTACGATCAGAGTGGTGTTTTGATAGACATGTTCCAAAACCACTTACTTCAACTGCTTACTTTAGTGGCAATGGAGGCCCCAAGCAGCCTAGAAGACATTAGGGACGAGAAACTGAAATTATTGAAGGCTATTCCGACGCTTTATGCACCTCAATTGAAGGACTCTTTACAAGGTCAATACGATGGGTATCGGCAAGAGCCTGGGGTACATCCCGGTTCTATGAATCCGACCTTCAGTTGTGCAAAGCTTACGATTAACAATTGGCGGTGGACTGGTGTGCCGTTTTACTTGCGGTCTGGTAAAGAATTGAAGGAGCGAACCACTCGGATTGTGATTCAGTTCAAACAGGTGCCCCATAGCATTTTCCACAACGCGACACCTAATCGCTTGGTCATTAAGCTCCAGCCAGACGAGTCTATCCGTCTACACTTTACAGCTAAGGTTCCTGGATGGGGCGCTGTCGGTGACAAGAATCTGTTGTTCCAGTATGGGGACGCTTTTCCCGATGCGTACCAGACCTTACTCATGGATGCGTTCAACGGCAACCAGAGTCTTTTCACGAGTGCCGAGGAAGTCGAGCAAGCTTGGCGTATCATTGACCCTCTTCAGGATCACTTTGCGCGTACACCACTGTACAGATATGAACCCGGGTCTTGGGGCCCACCTGCATCTGACGATTTACTCACAAAAGAAGGGCGTCGATGGCTCTAAAGAAACAATGGAAAGATGTTATTCTGATGGTAGAATGTATAAAAATGTTCGAGAAGTGATAAGAGAAAGTGGTTGGAGTAGAACTCATATTAGTCGAGTTTGTAAAGGCCATCGTAAAACTACGGGTAATCTAAGTTGGGAATATATAAAGGAGTAGGTAATGAGCTATATTTTAGTAACAGGCGGGGCCGGGTTTTTGGGCTCTCATTTATGTAAACGACTGATTGCAGAGGGGAATAAGGTCCTATGCGTCGATAATCTCCATACTGGACGTATGGAAAACATCGAACCCTTGTTAAATTGCTCGGATTTCCGTTTTCACGAAGGTAATGTACAAGATGCAAAGCAAATTGTACCTATGTCGGTAGACTCGTATACGTTCGATCAAATCTACAATCTTGCGTGCCCAGCGAGTCCACCCGCGTATCAGGACGATCCCATCAATACTCTTATGACAAGTGTTCTAGGGGTTAAAAACTGTCTTGAAATCGCTCTGAGAGCAGGGGCGACCATGTTGCAAGCTTCGACCAGTGAGATTTATGGTGACCCGAAGGAACATCCACAGGATGAAGAGTATGTTGGACATGTAAATCCTATCGGGCTACGAGCTTGCTATGACGAAGGCAAACGAGCCGCCGAAACCCTGTGCTTTGATTACCGACGTACCTATCGCACGGATGTGAAAGTCGTGAGGATATTCAATTGTTATGGTCCCAATATGGACCCGAATGATGGTAGAGTCATATCGAACTTCATTATGCAAGCTCTCAAAGACGAACCAATCACCATATACGGTGACGGTATGCAAACACGTTCATTCTGTTATGTAAGTGACATGGTTGATGGACTTATCCGAATGATGAATTCTCGACTCACAGGACCAGTGAATCTAGGCAACCCTGATGAATATGACATGCACCATTTAGCTAGCATCATTTGTGGCTTAATAGGTAGCACTTCACGTTATGTTTACAAAGATTTGCCAGAGGATGATCCTAAAGTACGCCGTCCTGTCATTTCGCGGGCTCGTAACTTCTTGGATTGGGAGCCAAGAGTCGAATTACGGGATGGTTTGCTGAAAACTATAGAATATTACAGGAGTTTGACATGAATGACTGGTTTGGACTTGGACACTGGATAATAGACTCTTGTCTGTTGATTGTGGATCACACCCTACTAAAGTGGGCATCCCGGTGAGTGTTCAAGATTGTCTTGACCAAAGGCAGTATTGTTCCCTCTCATTTATTCTTGTAAATATGGATGAGGATACTGCAAAAAGAGTAGTCGCAACCATGGAGAACTTGTTAATATGATTTACCGACACAACTATATCCAACGACTTAAAAACGAATTAGGGATTCGTTTTGATGAGTTAATACGTGCCCTACACATTCCGAATGGGATGGGCATTTTGGCTACCGAAGATATTGATATTGATGGAATGAGTATTCGTATTGCAGTCGTATTGCAGTCGATAATTTCAAAGCTACCCTGTCTGAAGTGAGGCGTCTCAAATGAGTCGAACCGTCCGTTTCTGTAAACAACGTGACAAGTATTCTTGTGGCCCTATAGCCCTTTTGAATATCGACAAGTTCTACGGTGAACGAGTCACGTATGCTGATTTGAAGTATTATCGAAAACTGGTTGATTGCAAGCCTCTTCAAGGGACAAAGACAAGCGCCATGTCTGATGTATTGGGGCGTGCAAGTCGTCGTACTTGGGTTAAGACAAAAGAGTTTCTTCAAGATGGTTGGTCATGTTTAATCATTCAAACTGGCGACGGGCGTGCGAATCGTCTGGGTCATTATTCTTTGGTCGTCACAGATAAGGGTGGGAGATACATCTTAGTAAATCATTACCGTGGTCAAGAATATGCTGGTGTTGAAATAAGCTGGCGAGAGTTTTACGGACTATGGCGAAAAGCATACCGATTATGGTATGTAAAACGCCTGTGCTGAAGGAGGGACTGAATGGTTAAATTTATTGTTTTTGTTGAATGTACCGATTTAATCCATGCTCGCGTCGAAGTCGGCCGAGCGTTAGGAAAATTGATCGACACTCATAAGTGGGAGTTTCTTGGAAACAGTCGAGATACAAATATGAAATCGGATTTAACACAGTTAGGATTCTCGGATCTTAAAGCAGCGGAAGCAGCGTGTGATGCTATTGATGATTTGGGAATCGTTGGTTTAACTACGCATGTAGAAGGAGTTCCAAAGGGATTATGAGATTTCAATGGGGGAACTTACTTGTTCGGAGTTTGGGTTATGGTATCGTGGCATTAGATACACGATAGGTAGGATTGTGCGGATTACTCGCTAAAAATAGGCAAAAACTGCCTATTTTAAGGGTAAAAACGCTTGACAAATCTATCATAACATGGTAAGATATAGATATGAAGCTTAAACTACGTTGCGTCAAGATCGTTCGAGATGAGAGTTGTTGTGTCGGTTGCCATTGCAATTGTAAGATAGACAACGCCGAATTTCCGGCAATCTTTTTCCGAAAGGATAGTACGTGGAGACTACGTTAAATAAACTCAATGTGACGACAGTTCAAATCAACGATATGATTCAAACTTTAGCGGATTATATTCGCAATTCAGGGTGGGAATTCGAGCAAGTTGTTGGAATCGAACGCGGGGGATTGTTTGTTAGTCGTCCACTTGCCGGAATGTTGAGTCTACCACATGACAGCGTATATATTAGTTGCTACACTGAGACGGGGCGGCGTGAGCGTCCGATTGTTGAGGGATTCATTAACACTGGTCTCTCCACATTGATTGTCGATGATCTTATTGACGGAGGCTCAACGTTACGATTATTCAAGGAGCAATTCTGCTACAAACCAACCGACGCTACGGCTGTACTCTTTTGGCGTCCCGATAGTAACAGGCCAGATTTCTATGTCGCAGAAAAACCAGAACAATGGATAATTTTTCCCTGGGAGTTAGATCGTGAGAATTGAAGAAGGTGTAAAACTTGATTTCTGTGACGTGTTGATTCGACCCAAACGATCCGACGCCCCAAGTCGGAAGTCTATTATTTTGGATCGTGTCTTTAGGTGCCCGATTAGCGATAGAACTCTGGAATGTGTTCCGATTATCGCAGCGAATATGAGCACGACCGGTACATTTGCGATGGCTGACACCATGGCAAGATGCCACATGCTTACTTGCCTACATAAATTCTACACACTCGATGAACTTACCACGTTCTTCACTAAGCAAGCCGCAGCGGCCCATTCTTTCTACACCTTAGGAATCAAAGAGGAAGACTTCGAGAAGCTTGACGCTTTTGCAAATGTAATAACCCCCGATAAGCTTTGTATTGATGTTGCAAATGGCTATACTCGTTATTTTGTCGAGAAAGTAAAACGTCTCCGGGAGCGTTTTCCACACACGATTATTATGGCGGGCAATGTAGCCACACCGGATATGGTTCAGGAGTTGATATTAGCGGGTGCCGATATTGTGAAGATCGGAATCGGTCCTGGTAGTGTATGTGTTACCCGTATCAAAACAGGGATTGGAGTACCTCAACTCTCGGCAGTAATGGAGTGTGCAGATGCAGCTCATGGACTTCACGGCCTCATTTGCTCCGACGGTGGCTGCACCACATCTGGGGATATCGCAAAAGCGATGGGTGGTGGTGCAGATTTTGTAATGTTGGGCGGAATGCTCGCTGGTACTGACGAGTGTGAAGGCGAATGGACTGAAGATGGCCTCACTTTCTTCGGTATGGCGAGTGAGGAAGCCCAGATACAGTTCTATGGCGGTGTTAAGGATTATGCGGCAGCGGAAGGTAAGTGTGTTACTGTCCCTAAGAAAGGGCCAGCCCAATCACTTCTCCATGATATCAAAGGTGGATTACGCTCTACCTGTGCGTATGTTGGAGCCGCCCAATTGAAGGAACTATCGAAATGTACCACCTTCGTAAAAGTAGCTCGTACTCATAATGTTGTTTACGGGAGGTAAGATGAAACATCTGGATGTTTTTAGATTCGAGTACACTAATAGTCTTGTGGTTATGCTAAATCCGTAAGGTTGTTCTGTCGGACGCTGTATTGAATCAAATGTAAAATGTGAATTTGGTGGAGGCCTGAAGATGCGCGGTAATCCGTATAAAGCAGGTGACAAATTATGGTGGGTCAATATGGATCTTGAACCCGTACTTGTAACAGTTAAAAGATCGAATGGTGAAATTGGTTGCTTGATTCAAGTGGATAGGGATCGAACTCCCCATTACGTTAGGTATAAGAAACTATTGCGGACGGAAAAGATGGCTCTTGTGGACGCACAAGTGCAAATTCAAACTCGTAGTATTGAACTACGGGATCAACTGGACGCTCTATTTGAAAAACGCACCGCAATTCGACAACGTTTACATTCTGAATTTACAGGGGCTAATCCACATGGGTAAGTTTCAATCGGGTCAAGACATTTGGTGGTGGGATGAAGTTCACCTTGAGTTGCACGAAGGTGTGATTGCCGGGGACGTTTACGAAGATTACATTGATTTTGCAGGTCGGGTATGGCACGTCGCGACTGATGAAGATTCTGATGGTAGACCCTTCCACATTAGAATCCGGAGTGAGAATATCTACGCGACCTTAGAAGATGCTCGACTCAAGCTTACAAAGATGTTGTACGATAAAGCCAAAACCGCCGTGGCAGAAGCTCAAAAATACGACGCCGCCCATATCAGATTGTTGAAGCTCTGATTTGGTATCTGACACAATGTTTGAATTGCTATGAACTCTTGTGGTATACGAAAGGGAGACTAACATGAATCGAGTTTGGAAAAGGGAATCGTAATGTCTAAAGTAACCAAGTATCTGACAAAGTATCGTGAATATATGCGACTGGATCAAAACTCGCAAGAGAGTGATCGTGGTGATGCCTTGTGGGATAAACTAAACAAAATGTGGAATCGCATGTCGTCCGAAGATCGTGATCATGTCTGTGACACGTTGGAGCGAGATTGTGAAAAGACTGATAAAGATATACAGTAATGGATCGCATAGCAAGGTACATAGAAATTTGGGATAAGTTGCGTGCCATTCCCATTAACGATCGCCCCGCTGTGCTTCGTGACGAGTTTGATGACATTTGGCTGCATTTTACTGAGGCTGAGAAAGTTCGTTTAGACAAAGCATTGGAAATTAGAGACTGATGGAACGATTCTTTCTAGTGTAAATACTCTATTAGAAGAAACCCTGTTGGATAACTGAGTCTAAAGGGTGGGTGGCACGGTTGTGACAGAAAACAGCGTATTTGGTTAGTTAACCATGGTTTCGAGTTCAATTTAGATGAATGGGGACGAATTTGATGAGGACATTGTTATTTACACTGTGCTTTTGGCTCGTGAGTGTGGGGAATATGTTGGCGGTTGATCTGAATAAGATTGCACCTAGGGATAGGTCTCCTATTTTGAGCTTGTCGTCATCTAGTTCTCCCACTACTTATGCTAAATCTTACGGCCACTGGGGGCAATATAAAAATGGTCCCAGCGGCGCGGTCAATATGGCTTATTACGCAAAACGTATTAATTCTCGATCTCAACCACAATATCGATATTCCAGACCGTATAGAGCAACGGCTGAGACTTTGTATTACAGTACCAACCCTTATAGTGCGGCAAACAGTTACGGTCGATTTGGACCCTAATAGAGAAAAGAATGAAGGTGAGAGTCATTGATGCTTTCATTACCAAAACTTACATACGTTCAGAAGAAGCGGTTCTGGGCTCGGATAGATATCCAAGGCCCTGATGAATGCTGGAATTGGACGGGTAATTTATATCGAGGTTATGGTCGAGTTAGTCTCCAAAGTCGAGGCTATTTGGCGCATAGAATAGCTTATGCACTCCACTTTGAGTACGATCCAGTGAATCAGCGTATTTATCAAACCTGTGGCAACCCAGCTTGCTGCAATCCTGCTCATTTGACTACATTAGCTGTTCAAATTGGTGTCCGGAATGGGGCTACTAGATTAACTGAAGCTGAGGTAAGAGAGATTCGAGCCCTTGATTTACAGGGCGTAAGTCTACGGGAACTAGGGCGTCAATTTGGCGTGGCACCAAACACGATTAAGAAGATTGTGGATCGAAAAACATGGAAACACATATAAGAACATCCTTGTACAGATTGTATGTTACATTTTGAAGAGGAAAACGAAAATGATTGATGTTAATGCTGCACGGCGTAAGTTGTTGATGCGATGGCGACAGAATAATTTTGTTGAACTCCATGAACCTGATGATACAGAAGAATATAGTTATATTGCCTTACAACTCCAACCTGAAGATTATGAAGATGAGTTTGACTTTTTATATTGGGAACCTGCAATGATTGCTTTGGAAAAGGAAGTAATCAAGCATGATAACCGTAAGTTCTATAAAGTAGAAGTTTTCTGTGATGATGACATTTTAGTTATTGCTTCTTCGCGTGGGCAGTATCCTGAATGCCCAAAATCAGAGTAAGTGGGGAGGGATTTGGCCTGAACGAGGTTAGGGCCTATGGTTCGGATTGGAACCGAAATCCCAGGAAAATTGCAACTAATTGGAGAACAAAATGCCAAAGATTGAGACACGATTTGCTTTAGGACAGCTTGCTTACTATTTAGTAGGAGCCGGAATGATTACGCGAGTTAGGGTTACTGCGTGGCACGCTGCCCAGCGAGGTCGTACTGTAACTTATACGGTCCGGGCGAAAAACGAAGAGCTTAACGATGTACTGGATTCAGATTTGTTTCATACTTTTGAGGCCGCCGAAGCCTCTTTTCAAGAAGACTGTCGAAGCCATATTGCGGCCCATCAGTACGAAATAAACATGTGGGACGAGTTATTGAATTTAGATTGTCAACTTACCGATGCATCTATTGAGGTAGACGATGAGTCAAAAAGAACAACTTGAAGACTTAAAAGCCACTTTGAGTGAAGCTCGTAATGCTTGGTATGATCTCGATGAAGATTTTAAGGTATTGCAGACACAGCGTGACGATTTGGCAACTAGAATTATGTTGCAAAAGTCGCAATTAGAGTTTGTAACTAATCAACTTGAATCACTGCAACATCGTTTTGACAAGTTGTTAGCGAGATTTCCACAATCTGCGGAGGGCGCGCTCATTTTTCCTGGTACACTAGTATTTAAGATGGTCTTGAATTCCGATGGTATATGGGACCCTGAAGAACACCTTGTCACGATGGGTGCTGAGTCTTTGAATATGACACAAACCAAACTTTCGGAATGTTATGTGCATCCTCAAATGGGAATTGATGCGATGGAGGGGCGATGATAGCAGTGATTAAACAAATCTTTTTGGACATGGACGACGTGCTGAATACTTGCATCATGGCAGGACTCAAGTACATTGGATGCCCGGTAAGTGCAACCGACTACGAGAAGTTCAATCCTGAATGGGGTTTTGATATCGTAAAGGCGGCTAACCACCTCCACCCTAATCGAAACTTCACAAAAGATGAGTTCTGGGGTCGGATTGATCGAAATTTCTGGGCGACTATTCCAAAATCACGGGAATATCAGTGGCTTCTGGACGTAAGTACTGCGATGGTCGGCGAAGAGGGTGTTTGCATCCTGTCCAGTCCGACTCAGGATGGCAGTTGCCTCGCGGGTAAGTTAGATTGGCTACAGAAAGAGTTACCGCGTTGGATGCACCGTCAGTATCTCTTTGGGCCACGAAAACACTTTTGTGCTCGTCCCGATGCACTTTTAATCGACGACAGAGATTACAATGTTGATGCGTTTCGAGGAGCGGGCGGTCAGGCTATTCTGGTACCGCGACCATGGAATACGCTTCACAAAGTAGAGCCGATGCTGTGGCTTATCAATGAACTTGGGAAGTACCGAGGATGACTAAAGAGTCTCCCCAGCCAGAACTATCTGAGGAAGAGAAAGCCCTTGCGAAACAAATCCTGGATGAGGAAAAACACGTTTGACTTTTTTGAAAAAGTGTGCTATACTTGTAATATGACGCTCGGTTAATCCGACGTTACTCTTGAGGGGGATTTGGCAGGACCCTATCCCCCTCTAATTGACTACAAAGACCCTGATAGTGCCCAAAGATCGAGGTGCCGTGCTGGACATGAGCGGTATGGGCAGCGGAATGGCGTTACAGATCGGCTTCACCAACCTACAGCTACAGCCGAAAAACGATCTCAGGGTTTAACAACACTTGCTCAGTGGCTTCGTAATTGTGAGACTAACGAGATGGCACAGACATTTCAACAGAAATACGCCATCACTGAAGAGGAGCGTGAAGCTCTTATTCAGATGATTGCGTACCGATACATAGATTTTGTCACCGAAGGTGCTGAAGATTGCGCACGTCGTGCCCTTGACCAAATTTATGAGAAAGTGGATGTAGTTAATACTGATACACTCAATCTTACGTTTAATGTACAACAGATGGTAACGGATATCATTGTTGAGTTAGGTAGATACCGAAGAGAACACCAATCCGACCCATGGCTACATCGCATCACCATTTGGTTGCGACAATGGTTCGGGGTTAATAAGAATGCCTTTGGAGATTAGTGATGGAACCAACGATTTTATTTCGTAAGGACTTAGACTCGGAAACCGAGTTTAAGGTTGCCCAACAATATTTCCCTGTTGTAGATCATAGGGCAGCGTGTCCACCGGATGCTCTTGTCATACCTCGGTATTCAGCGTTGCCATACTACCGAGAGTTGGAACGGGATATTCAATGGCATGGTGGGGAACTTATCAACAGTTGGCACCAGCATCGTTGGATCGCCAATTTTGAATACTACGACGAGTTGCGAGATTTTACGCCTGAGACCTGGAATGATTATATGTTCCCACAAGCTCCTGAAGGGGCGTTCGTCGTTAAAGGGCGGACTAACTCTCGGAAGTTTGAATGGAATAGACTAATGTTTGCTGAGAACAAGAGGCAAGCGACCCATATTGGTGTGAAACTTGCCCAAAATGAATTCATCGGGCCGCAAGGGCTGATTTATCGTCGATATATACCCCTTAGAACATTTGAAGTTGGTTTGAATGACTTACCCTTCACGAATGAATGGCGATTCTTTTTCTACCAACAGTCGCTATTGAGCTACGGGTATTATTGGTCGAGTGCGATGGATGACACTATGGCACAGGCTAAAATAACTTCCAGTGGTTTTGAACTGGCCTACAAAATTGCCGGGATCTGTAAAAACTACGTAAATTTCTTTGTCTTGGATATAGCGGAAACTCAAGAGGGCGATTGGATTTTAATTGAAGTAAATGACGGCCAAATGTCGGGACTGTCAGAGAATGACCCTGACCTTTTGTATAGTAATCTAAAGCGGCGAGTCAATGACACGCAATGAATTCCGAACCGCAGTCTTTGAACGCGACGGTCACAAGTGTGTAGTTTGTGGTGCCCTTGGACAGGATGCGCATCATATCCTTGAACGTCGATTGTGGCCTGATGGTGGTTACTACCTTGATAACGGGGTTACATTATGCAAGGAACATCATATTGAGGCTGAAAAGACTATTTTATCAGTTGGGGAGCTTCGAGAAGTCGCCAATATCACGAGAGTTGTGCTGCCGCCGCATTTTTATTCTGACTGCTGCTATGACAAGTGGGGAAATATCATTCTACTGAATGGACAACGGATGCGAGGTGAGTTGTTCTATGATCCGTCAGTCCAAAAAATTCTGGCCGATGTTTTGAGTCACTTTACTGACTATGTCAAGTATCCTCGAACGTATCATCTGCCTTGGAGTCCCGGCCGAACAAAGTATGATCGCACCCTAGACTCAGTGTCGATGTTCGAGAATCGAGAAGTCATCGTCACAACAAAGATGGACGGTGAAAATACGTCTCTTTATACGAGTTATCTTCATGCCCGATCTATTGATTCACAGTCTCATCCTAGTCGAAATTGGCTAAAGAATTACCATGCCGCAAGGGGATGGCAAATCCCCACAGGTTGGCGAGTATGCGGTGAGAACTTGTTTGCGGCTCACTCTATTCATTATACTAATTTACCGTGTTTCTTTCTGGCTTTCTCGATTTGGGATCAACATCGATGTTTATCTTGGGACACTACGTTAGAATGGCTGGAATTGTTAGACATGGAACCCGTTCCAGTCTTGTATCGAGGTGTGTGGGATGAAGAGTTAATCCGTAACCTTGATATTGAGGGGCAGGAAGGTTATGTAGTTCGTTTAACTAGTGACTTTAGCTATGCGAACTTTAGAAACTCAGTTGGCAAGTACGTTCGGGATGGGCATGCGACAACAAGTCATCATTGGCGATTCCAAAAGATTAAACCCAATAAGTTAGCATAATGATACCGCTACAAGAACAATACAATTTGTATCTCGAAGGCTTAGCCAATGAGGTTATGCACATCCTACAACGTCACCGTAAGAACTTCATGCAACTTGACATTATGGACAAGGTAGATGTTTGGCTCGTTCAATCCGAGATGAATGTACTAACGAGCGCCTTGTCGCAATTCTCTGAACAGATCAAAGAGCGAATACGAATCATCAACTTCTATCCAAATAAACCCTGTCTTATGAGTATGCAGTCGTACACGTTTACTTGTAGTCTGGGACATGAATTTACATTTGAACTTTACATGAGGAAACGAGATAACCGTCATGGAGATAACGAAGAACAAGGGTGAATCATAACGACTTACAATGTAAAGGCTCCAAGATGAAACATGTACCATGGGAAAGTCCTTGGGAAGCACGCGAGTATGCCAAGCTGGTCCCATATGAGGGTTGGGGTTGGTTCCTTGAATGCAAGATTAAATCGCAATGGTTCGAGTTTGTTCGATACACATGGCGTCATCGGATTAGATTATGGATCGGACTTAACGGGAAGATCGGCCGCGAGTGGGTCTTCAAACGAGTGAAGTTTAGAGGCAGATTACATAGGTTTTTGAACAAGGTATTGTAATGACACGAATAGAATTCCGAGCCATTTTGAATTTATTGATGTGTTCCGACCCCTGGCCCGCAGGGGTTGAGGATCGGTTGATTATTGAGCCATGGGCAGACAAACAAGCCCAAGAATTTGGTTTTAAGGATTGGATAGACGCTTACTACCAGGAGGTAGGGGTATGATTAACGTTGAAGAATGGCGAGCCATGGCACCAGAAATGTTCCTGGACGAATTGAACGTGATACCTACGTTGCAATGTTTCACATACAATGAACAAAATGGAGACTACAACTTAGAGGAACCATGGGTCTCATTTGCAGTTAATGACCACTATGTTAATTGTTGTACATCTAATAATTTGGCAGCTATGTATATGAGGCCAGCAATACGGACATTAGCTAACGCTGTAGAAAAACTAATAGTACAAAAGCTAGTTGCAGACTTGTATAATATAAACAGATCACCAATTTTACCACATCTTACATGGGATAATATAGAAAACGAATTAGAACATGCCAAAAGAATACTCAATAACCACAATGCCGGGCCGCAAAGATTTCTATGGTACCAGGGGACAGAAGAAGAATTGTTCCCACCCTTAGGTGGTTTTGTTTCTAATGTTCTTTCTTCTACTGTGGGTACCTTGCCACCCGGATTGGCATTAGCATGGGATAAGGAAGCCATTGGCTGCCAGTATGCTCTACGCATGCAGATAGATGAATCAAGACGTATTTATCAACAAGAAACCACGGTACGATTATCCGTTTCCACAGCGGTCTGGGTTATTGTTCCTAATCGGATTATCATATTCAAGAACCAATGATGACAAAGAGACCCAGAGAACAAACTAACAACGAGAGTATAATGAAGACAACAGTACACGAGTTACTCCCTGACCCTAATAAACACACACCTCGGGGACAACAAGATTCAGTGCCACATTCAGAATTGAATGCAAAGTGTCTATTTCTACCCACAAAGCAAACCAATTTATCCCATTATCACAGAGAAACAAAAGGGCGAAGTATCAGCCGCAGAGGTACAGAATGGAGCCACTATGTATATTAGACTTGAGGTATTGAGACAATGAAACTTTATGGTACCCTGGATATCAAGTAAGGAGTTAGTTAATGGACGAATATAGAAGAGATGCTTGGCTCATGATCACTATAGGTGGGATTTGGTTTCTCACCGTGATGTGGATACTATGTAAATGAGGATGAACGATGCCTAAAAAACTTCTTAACCCAGCACCCCATCGACCAGAGACAAGGCGGTTAGCTGGGCTCTCAAATAATGAGCTTGCTCTGCTATTTAAGATGCGGGCCGACGCTGTGGCTAAGGAACTAGATGGCCATAGCCTCTGGAACAATCCTTTTCTAGTATACTGGACTAAATTCATAAACTTGCAAGACTCGCTTTACGAAGTGATGATGGAGATTCAGTCTCGATACAGTCTCGACCCAGCCAATGAGATCGTTGCGTGGTCACGAATTTTACCTATAATGGAACCGAAAGAAGTACGATGTTAGACTTTACGAAATCATTAAACGTAATACTAATAATTAGAGGTGAATAAATGAGTAAGATTCTATTAGGATACAATCCGTTGAAGCAAGTAGACCTTGCCATGTGGCGAGGCACAGTGCTTACTTGTGACAATAGTGATCGTGCTTGTGAGATTATCAATGGATTGTATGACGTATCAGAGAAAATTCCACCTAATGAGCCAATTTTACTTGATACAGATGAAAACGGAATCGAGGTGGCCGTAGTAGTGACTAGTCCGTGGATGAGATCAGTTGAGTATTCCGACCAAGCTTGGAATGACCTGTTATCAGTTGCGACAGAGAGGTTAGAATGAGCGATATACTTGGTGCAATTACGACAAAGATCAACGCACTTGATAAAGGTGCTGAAGTTAACGCGAAAATTTGTTTCGGGCAGGCCGAAATTGCAATCCCATGGACTGTTGTGGGCCGGGCGTTATTTAGGGCGTTGCTAGTAGAAACCGGTCGTCACGAAAAGGATAAGATCGAAAACCAGTTTCAAATATTCGAGACAGCCGCGTCTAAGATAAAGTGAGAATAACCAATGAGTGGGTTTTTTGGAGTAGCTGCAAAAGATGATTGTGTCGCTGATTTATTTTATGGTACAGATTATCATTCACATCTTGGAACTGTACGTGGCGGAATAGTTGTTCAAAATGATCAAGGCTTTACACGCTTTATTAAAGATATAACGAATTCGCAATTTCGTAGCAAATTTGAGTCTGATCTGAGTAAGATACACGGATCAGTCGGTATTGGTATAATTAGTGATTATGAAGATCAACCACTAATTATAAATTCACATTTAGGTACTTACGCTTTAGTAACTGTGGGCCGAATTAATAACCTCGATGAATTAGCCAACCAAGCTCTTAATCGGTCGGCTCATTTTTCTGAGATGAGTGGAAACGTAGTCAATCCAACCGAATTAGTTGCGATGCTAATTAACGACGAGGTTACTTTTGAAGCGGGGATTCAACGTGCTCAACAACTTATTGAAGGCTCTTGCTCTTTATTGTTGTTAACGGATAATTGTATCTATGCAGCCCGCGACAAACTAGGTCGCACTCCGATTGTTGTTGGTCGCAAGGAGGGCGCTTATTGTGCTACCTTAGAAACATCTGCATTACCGAATCTTGATTATGAAATAGAACATTATCTCGGCCCCGGTGAGATTATGCGTATCACCGTTAACGAAATAAAAACTCTTGTACCACCTGGTGAAGAGATGCAGATTTGTTCTTTCTTGTGGGTTTATTATGGATACCCGGCCTCGAATTATGAGAATATCAATGCCGAGGTTGTTCGCAATCGCTGCGGAGCCACCTTAGCACAGAATAATAATTGTGAGGTTGATTTTGTGGCTGGTATCCCCGACTCGGGTGCCGGACATGCCATTGGTTATGCTAACGCAGCAAATATCCCTTATAGACGCCCGCTTGTGAAATACACCCCAACCTGGCCTCGAAGTTTCATGCCACAAGATCAACGTGTCCGTGATCTTGTAGCAAAAATGAAACTGATTCCAATCCGCGAGCTAATTGCTGGCCAGCGATTATTGTTCTGTGATGACTCGATTGTTCGTGGTACGCAACTGAAAGACATAGTACAACGACTCTATGACTACGACGCTAAAGAAATTCATATGCGGGTAGCGTGTCCACCATTGCTTTACGGCTGCAAATATCTGAATTTCTCCCGGTCTAGGTCAATAATGGATTTAGCCACACGTAAAGCTATTGCAGAGGTTGGTAATGATAATATGGTCGAGGGTATCCGAAAACGACTTGGATTTACGTCACTAAAATATCAGAAGCTTGATGATTTGGTTTCGGCAATTGGTTTGCCAAAAGAGAAATTGTGTACTTATTGTTTCGATGGATGTGATAAATCTTGTAAATCTTGTAAAGGTGTCAAATGATTGAAAATGTCTCTATGTTATTAAGAAACCAGATTAGTCACGCCCTAAAGATTGCCAACCACGAAGCCGACGCTGGCAACATAGTTATGGTGTTGTTTCCGAACCGTGGCTGGGTAAGTGCCGCGTTACGTCGTCCCTTACGAGATAATGTACATCTCCGAGCGACTACAGTTGAAAGCAGTTTGAAAACCTTGGCAATTGATACACTGATTCTGGTTGGTCGGACTGATGCTAGTTGGAACGAGAATGGTGAAAAGTGTGCGCGAGAAAAGTTGCGCACAAGTAAAAATCCAAGAGTAATAATGGTAAAAGTAGATGAAGACTGAATATCAAGACTGGATTGACCAAAATGTAGATGATGCATATGGCAAATGTGCTGAAATTACTCAAGCCATGGCTGACCAGTTCCCAGAACTCACCCGCGTTCGAGGGCATTACTACTGTTTTGCGTGGGGCGAGCGGGCTCACTGGTGGCTACTTGATGGGGCTGAAATTGTTGACCCGACCGCCAAGCAGTTCCCATCTAGAGGCAAAGGGGCTTATGTCCCGTGGGTCGATGGTACACCTGTGCCGACTGGTATCTGTGCAAACTGTGGGGAGTATGTTTACGACGGTGGAACAGTCTGTTCCGAGGCTTGTGGACAGGCTTATGTTGCTTTCCTTAATAGTGGATTTTGAAATGATTCCAGAATTGACGCGGTACAAGGTAGTACAAACCGTAGATGGTTCACAGATTCATCTTGGTATGCAGTTATGGATTGTTGGTGAAGTGCCCGGTATCTCTTCAATTGTAGTCACTGGGATAGTCGAATTCCACGCCGGAATAGTACGCTTGTTAAACCAGGGCAATGTAGATGCTTATTCTGATTGGGCTTATGCGTCGTATGCAAATGCCGTCAAAGAACGGACTCGTTTAGATGTTTAACCATCCCGAGCGGCCTCGCATGCTTAACGCGGTGAAGCCCTAACTTTTTGCGCCATAATATAAAAATTGGTCCCGACTCTTTCACCATCTCGAATCCTCACTGCGAGGCCGATTTGATCCCCCACCTCCACTGATTCGGGGTTGTATAACGGCCTCGGAATCTAACGCGGTACAGCCTCAAATCTTTTTCTCATACAAAATTTGGATCGGTGTCAATAGGGCTGATAGGATTTGGGTTGGGATTCGGGTTGGGATTCGGGCTGGTGTGATGATGGGATTCGGGTTGGTAGGATTCGGGCTGGTGTGATGATGGGATTCGGGCTGGTGTGATGATGGGATTCGGGCTGGTGTGATGATGGGATTCGGGCTGGTGTGGACACCTGAAACAGGTGGTTACCGCGTCGGGTTCTCAAAATGGTGTCATTAGAGTTTGAAAAGAGCGGTGAATCCCCCATGTAGGGGGTACTAATCTAGTCGCCAGAATCTGACCCCACCCGAACCCCAGAATCATACCACCACCGGGCTACCCACCACCCCCGGTTCCTATCACCATCACAACCATCGCATCTAGTATCATCATTATCATCGCTACAAAGCATCACAGCATCGAGTTGGTGCAACCTCACCACCCAGAGATGGCGCACCCTGACGCGGGGGATATTCGTCGAGGCGCATGCTGACCCCGAGAATCGTTATAAGCGGTATACCAGATTCGGGGTGGTTTTAGCGCTCAGCGCAGGGCTGTAGGGGTTATATGGGTAGGGTGGACGCGGTGATCCACCCGACTGGGGGGTTGGCGCAGTAACCCCTCCCTCGGAGGTAAGGCGCGTGGGGGTAGGGAGAATTGGAGGGTGTGATTATTCAGGTAAGAATGATTGTCTGGTTGTTCCGATTCTCGGGGTCAAGGTATATGGCGCACCACCCCTGTAGTCGGAATCCCCGCTCGCTGGGAAACTTGCATCCCCGATTGTGGGGTACTCAGACTCGGGGTTGTTGCTGACCCTGACAATCGTTACAGCCAGACAATCGGGATACTCAGATTGTGGGGTTATAACGATTATCCTGGTGGATTGGTAACGATTGTCCTGGTGGGTTGGTATCCCCGCATCGGGAGGGTTGTATTCAGTAAACATAGCCCATGTGCCATACAACCCCGCGAGGCAGTTTGTGCGCTCTTTTTAGCAGGTTTGGCACAATCCGCGATAGGCGCGCACTCGGCGCTGCGCGTTGCGCGCGCGCGCCTGCCTCACCATCCGACAATCCCGAATCCCACCACTGGAAGCTAACTATCTGGCCGTCAGAGTTAGAAATATGGCCGTGAACGTGGGGCTGTGACGATCATTCCAGTCGATTTGGGGTCAAAATCGGGCCAATGCGCGCGTTGCGCACAAATGAACCGGAGCGCGCTCCACGCGCGCGCGCCTCGGAATGAACCCCCAAAACAGGGCCAAAAGTTAGTTTTTTCTGATTTTGCCGAAAAAAACTAACTTTCGCTTCAAACCCTACAAATATAGGGGTTTCAGGCATGTTTTGTATTATTAACAGGAATAACCGTCATTATTCTCACCCTACAAATAAAGGGATTTTTCAATGCAGTTAGGAAGTTAAGTTATTTTCTACAAATAGCATATAACCTTTTTGAAAATATTGGTAAATAGTGAAAATAACGAATATATTATAATGGTTATCCTGAATAACTTCTAACTCCCTAACAATGAGGGCAATCCCTGCGACAGGCACCCTCCAGAAGGGGTACAGCTCGTAGGAGCCATTCTAAGGGCCACAAAGTAAAGGCGGGCTACCATACCTAATTCTGCGCAAAGTCGATTCTAGACCCCTTCTCGTCGATTCTAGGGCATACTGCGGTGCACGGTCCGGAATATAGACCGCGCATAGAGAAACACCCCTCTTCGGAGGGGTGTTGCGAGACCGACTAGGCGGGCTGGAGAGGGCGTCGGCAGACCGAACACGACACCCCTCCATGGTGGGGTTCGGATTGCACGATGAACCAATCCGGATTATCGTCATCATTGATACAGCCCAATTGTTGCCCACGACGAGCACAGGCCGTACAGAGCGCACCCCCTGCTAGGGTGCGATACAATAGGGGGTTCCCGGTCAAGTCAAAGGAGGGGAGTGGTGTAATCATCACTTTTTCCTCAATCCGAATCGTCGATTGAAACGATACGATCGGAATAATGCGTACCATTTCCGTTTGGCCGGGTTAGTTGGGTCGTGCCGTCTTTTTCGTTTCCCGTCGCAAGTCATGGCTACCCCTCTTCAGCGGGGGATAAGAGATTCTCGTTCACGTCACGCGAGTATACCACCATCGGGTAGTTCCAGGCCGCTAGTTCCAGATGTGCCGATAAAATGAATTGTACCATTGGTCTACCTCCGATAGGGGGTCTAGTTGCCGTATAGTTGCGAAACCATCGCGGTATGCCGATCATTGATACGATCCGCACAATCCTTCGCAGCCGTACCAACGGCAGAACCCGCAATACCCAGAAGAATCAGTCCAACCAGCACGATTCCGATAGTCGTTGTGATGTTCATAATCGGCTCCCCGTTTCGCGTTGCGTGTTGCGTTGTTCCCTTGACTATATAAAGCATAGGTTGCGCCCCTGGAATAGTCAAGCCGCGCATAGCAAAGTCGCGCCGTAACTCCTTGCCATATAAGGAGTTACGTCGCCAAGATTTATTTTCTCGGCGCTTTCCAGCCGACCAGCCTAGGCCGACCAGCCGACCAGCCTACCCTCCAATTGGGTCCCCGCAATTCCCACATCGGCAGGGGGTCGTTACAGACCGAACCCCCAAGAGGTAGTAGTCATGCAGGGGGTTCCACAAGTCCCCCGTACAATTCATTCGCCAAAGATTATGCGACGGGCATAATCGTAACTAACGGCACCATCCTCGTAAGCCATACAGGCGACAAGGGCCTTATGATTGTAAACTTCGTCAAAGTCGTCAAGATCCAAACGACCGAAGATTCTGCCACAACCCGAACAATCGACAGTTTCGACACAATCCGGATCATCGTCAGAAACGAGCAGATCGGACAAAGCCTTTTCATAGGCATCACCTGGATAATCGTAAACGGCGTCATAGCCGTCATATTGGACAATCTCGGCACAAAAGGCCGAAAGCGACGGATAGTCACAATGCTCACAACCATCTTCGTCGATACCAATGGAACAATTGTCACAATCGTCTTGGATGGAACCTTTGTAACGATCCGCCCAATAGTCACCATACCGATCACCCATATTATCGGGATCGGTGTCATATTCGGCTTGATCGACCGAGACCGGATAAACGGTCGTACCGGTACAGCCGTAAAAATCGTTACGATGCCGAAAAACGGAATCAATGAACCAATACTCATTATCCTTACGACCCACAAGAACGGCACCTTTGGTACGAACGGAATTATTGCTCATGTCGATTCTCCCGATTGTGATGCCCCTCCGAAGAGGGGCTCGATGTCCTACCCCTAGCAGGTGGGGGTATTCCGGTCAGTGTGTACGTTGCGCAGGTTATCCCGAATCTGCCGGGGCCCCCATTTGGGGGAACTCTCCAGGAGGAAAGCTACCATATCGGCGTCGATCTCCTCCGCAAAATAGGACAATGTGCCAAAGGCCGCAACATGGGCACCCATGAACCAATACCCCGCACCGGCAGGGGGGTCAGCACCCGGCCCAC